ATATACAATAGAATTACTTTAAACTATAATGCCAACGGAGGTATACAGTCTAAAACATTAAAAGATGGTAAAGTTATATTTGGTAAGTTAATTAAGTCTTGGCAAAAATTACCAGCTTACTTACGACCTGAAGATTCTGGGGATACAAACCCTAGTCAAATATTAAAGTTTGTAGAGCCTGCTAAAAGAAGCTCAAAAGGAGAAAAGAAAATATATAAGGAAGTATTAAACTCTCAGATTGATTATTTATCAGCAGTAGATAATGCTTATGATGGTACTAAGCTTAAATACTACTACGATGATGAATATGGTAAAACAACAGAGGTAGATGTTTTAGAAAGATGGAATATCGTTAAAGAGTGCTTGGTTCAAGGTAGAAATATTGTAGGAAAGAGTTTGCATACAACTACTGCTGAAGAAATGGAAGATAAGGGCGGTCAAGCTGCTAAAAATCTTTGGGATGAATCAGACATACACGAGGCTGTTAAATTAGGAAGAGATATGACTATATCTGGATTATTAAGATGGTTTAAGCCTGCTACTCATGGGTTAGAAGGTTTTATTGATTCTTATGGCTACAGTGTCATAGAAGATCCTGAAAAACCTGTAATAGGAATAGATGGCGGAGTTATAGAGATGGGTTCTAAAAGCTATATAGCAAAAGAAAGACTAGGAAAATCAGGTTCTACATTAGCAGGGGAAAAACGTAAATATCCTTTAACTATAGATGAGGCTTTTATAGAGGAAGGAAAGGAGTCTCCGTTTGATGTTATAAAACTAAATGAGCAATTGTCTTATTGTGGCACACTTAGTAATAAAACAATAAAAGGAAACTTTGTTTGGTTAGATAAGAAGAATAAACAAGTAGGTTGGCAACCAACCGAAACGGGAAGGTGGTCTGTGTTGTGGATGCCTCCTGTATCAGAAAGAAACAAACTAGTTGCAGATAGAAGAGGTTATAAACCTAGTAATTACCTTAAAGCGGTATCAGGAGTCGATCCATTTGACCATAAGACTACTACGGATGGTAAAAAATCTAATGCTGCGAGTTATGTGTATAGAAAATATAACGCTTGGGACGCTGAAACAAGTGATTGTTTTGTTTGTGAATACGTTAATAGACCAGCTACTCCTGATATGTTTTATGATGACATGATTAAGCAGTCTGTATTCTACGGAATAGAGTTATTAGCTGAAAATAATAAACCAGGTATTGTTAATTATTTTGAGAACAACGGTTTTAGTCATTATTTAATGGATAGACCACCTTTAACTCACACAGAAAGCAGTAAGCGTCAAAAAGAAAAAGGTATTCCTATGAGTGGGGAACAACCTAGAACTTTAGCCGTAGAAACTACTGAAACTTATGTGTATAAGAATACAGGATTAAATTATAGTGATGGAACTTACGGTAATGTATTCTTTCCTAAGTTGTTAAAATGTTGGATAAAGTTCAATCCTCAGAAGTGGACAGACTATGATGAATTTGTAGGTGCAGCTCTGTGTTTGTTAGCAAAAGATAGGTATATAAGAACTAAATCAGTTAAATCAGGAAGAGAAGTGTCAAGGTATATAAAGAGCTATAAACGTAAGAGGTAGAATAATATGTAAAACATTTTGCATATATTTGTTTTTGTAAGAAAATTTTTATAAGAGAATGATAGATTCTAAGAAAAGTAATATAAACTTCCCAGATAAAACTCTTTCTAAAGAAGAGAAAGGAGAAAAGAAGTACGGATTAAAGTATGCTAAAGCTATGTATGGCACATATTCTTCAGAAGATTTCTCCATATATAATAAAATTTCAAAGTTTGTAGAGTTAAGAAAATCAGCGGAGGGTCTTCAAAGTATAAATAAGTTTAAAGACTTAATGGATTTAAATGGAGATCAGTCATGGGTTAATATTGATTGGCAATCTGTATCTTGTATTCCTAAGTTTGTAAATATCATCGTAGGAGAAATGATTAACCAACAATTCAAGGTTAAGGCAGAAGCTATGGATGAGTCTTCTATGACTAAGTTTGAGGAAGAAAAGAATAAAATTTACGCTAATATGCTAATGGCTGATTTCTCTCAAAAGATGGAGCAGGAAACAGGTATTCCGTTAGTAGATAAAGGTATTCCGATCCCAAAGGATAAAGAGGAGGCAGATATTTTAATAGAAACTACATTAAAACAGGCAGTAGAGATAGCAATGGAGGTTTCGATTTCTTTTGTTATGAATAGCAATAATTATGATAAAGAAATCAAAGAAAGAGTAATCAGAGATTTAATTGTTATTAAGATTTGTGCTGTAAGAGAATACTTTGACAATAATAATGATATTAGAATAAGATACGTAGACCCTGCTAATTTAATTGTTCCTTATACTAAAGACCCTTATTTCAGGGATTTAGAGTACACAGGAGAAATTAATAAAATGAATTTTAATGACTTTTGTGCTTTAGTCGGAGACGAGATGGACGGTAAAGCTTATTACGATATATCAACAAAAGTAGGTAAGCAAAAACTATCTCCTAACTCATTACGAGAAGAAAACGGAAGATATTATTACAATTCAAACTCTAGTAGCACCTCTGAAAAAGACTTTTATATTGAAGTTGTAGACTTTGAATTTAGGTCGTGTAACTATGAGCATACATACGAAAAGAAACATATTAATAAAGGTAATTACTTTTTAAATAAAAAAAGAACAGGTTACGAACCTAAGAAATATTCTAAAAAGAAGAAAGAAGTAATTAGAAAAAAAGTAGAAGTATTTTATGAAGGTTTATATGTGGTAGGAACTGACTATGTATTTAAATATGGTCTTCAAGAAAACATGAGCCGACCTAAGAAGGCAGGTGCTTACTGCTCAGAAGTTAAAAGTAGGTATAACATCGTAGCTCCTGGAATTTACGATATGGAGAACAAGTCAATGGTTGAAACTATGACTCCTCATGACGATCAAATGATTTTAGCTTATTTAAAGTTGCAACAAGCGATGATTAAAGCTAGACCATCAGGTATTGCGGTAGATGTAAGTTCTCTAGAAGGTGTTTTAAAAGGTAGGGGACAAGATTTCTTAGACCCAATGGAGATTGTAGAGATATTTGACCAAACGGGTAATATGCCTTATAGATCTGAAGATTCAGAGTTTGGAGGTCAGATTAATCAAAAGCCAATTCAAGAACTAGCAAACGGATTAAGCGCAAATGCTTTAAACTTTGTATCTATTTACAATCATAATCTTGAGATGATTAGAAACATCACAGGTATTAATGAGGCAAGAGATGGCTCAACTCCTTCTTCAAAAGCTTTAGTTGGGGTTCAAAAGATGGCTGTTAATATGAGTCGTAACTCTACAAGATCACTTAATGAAGCTTATTTGTATATATTTAAATCAATGGCTGATAATATTGCCCTGATGGTTCAAAACAAAGCTATTGCAGACGGTTTAAGAGGTTTTGAGTTGGCGTTAGGTAAAGAGGTTGTGGATGTTATTGAGATAACTAAAGACTTAAGTTTAGCGGAGTTAGGTATTGAAATAGACATTCTCCCAGATGCAGAAGAATTAGCAGAACTAACTCAATTAATAGAAAGAGCAATTACATCAGGAAGTATCGAACTAGAAGACGGTATGGAAATTAAAGATGTATCAAAGACTAACATAAAGAAGGCGACACATTTACTCAAAAAAAGACGTAAAGAGAAAGCGGAACAAGATATGCAAAAGAGTAGTGCTGCTTCACAAGCAAACGCTCAAGCTCAAATGCAAGCAACTCAAGCAACAGCTCAAGCAGAAGCTCAATTAAAACAAATGGAGCATCAGCAAAAAATGGAAGAGTTGCAAATGGAGTATAGCTTAAAAATGGAATTAGAAAAAGTTAAAGCTCAGTATAACGGAATGGCTAAGGTTGAAACAGGAATGGTTGACAACGAGCATAAGTTACAGCAAATAGATAGAGCTAAGAATAATAATTTAGATGATACGTCTTTAGGTAATGGAGTAAGAGAACCCTCTGTTTTCTCAGGTGTTGGAGATACTACAAAATTAGATTAATTTTTTTTTAATATATTAGTATTAATTAAATTAGAACTAAAATGAAAATAGAGGATTATTTAAGATCTCAGGGTCTTGAGCCTGTAAGTAAAGAAGATGCTACAGAAAACCTTGAAGAAGGTACTCAAGAAACTGAAGAGCAATCAGTTGAAACACCAGAAGGAGTTGAAGCTGAAGTAGAAAAAATAGAAGAAAACACTGAAGATACTGGTAACACAGGGGAATCGGTACAAAGCTTCGAAGATTCGTTTAAAGAGAAATATGAATCTTTTGAAGCGTTAGAGAGTAAAATACGTTCTTTGGAAGAGTCTAAAAAAGGAGAAAGTTTATCTGACCGTTATGGGGAGGAGAACGTCTCTCGTTTAGAAAAACTACTTGATGGAGGTTTATCATGGGATAAGGTTTCCGAGATTGCTAAAATTCAGTCATTAGATGTTGATTCGTTAGATGATAGACAAGCTTTAGTTAAGTCATTAGAACTTAAAGACGGTTTATCAGCAGCAGAGATCAAAGGTCAGTTACTTAAGTATGATAGACTTAAAGATGCTGATATAGATTTAATGGATGAAGAAGAGCAAGTCGCACATTTCGCATTAGAAGCAGAAATGAAGAGACTAGCTAAATCAGGGAAAGAGTATCTTAATTCACTAAAGGGAGATGAAGCTTATAGCTTACCAACTTTAGAGAAGCCAGAAGCTGTAAACCAAGAAGAAGTTTTAAAACAAAGACAACAAGAATTTGAAGAATTAGGACGAATGTACGAAGCAGGAGTTTCTGAATCGTTGAAAGATTTCAACTCTATCAAAATAAACCTCGGAGAGGGAAATGATTATGAGTTTGAATTAAACGAAGAACAGAAACAGGTGATTCAAAACAAAATGAATAAGGTTAATAGTTTTCATGAGAATTTCAACGGTGACGGAAAGATTCTTTTTAATGAAATGGCAACTTCATTTGTAGCACAAGAGTTCTTAGGAGAAATAGTAAAGTCGGCTGTTGAGAATAATACCAACAACGGAAAGGTTGAAGCGATTAAAGATATCAATAACGTTGTTGATAAATCGAAGAAGCAAGCGACTAGTACAAGTGGCAAGAATTATATGTCTGAAATAGAAGCAGGATATAGAAAAGCCCAAGGTATTTAATTTTTAACATTTAAAATTTTTTACAATGCCAATAGGTTATAACGAAGGAGGATATGTAACTCCAAACACTTACAATTGGGTAACAGGAATGGATTTAGACAAACCTGCAATTGATTCAGAATTAACAGAACCTTTCGGAGATCAGACTTTAGACGGTATGATGTCTATGATTGGTGCAGAAAAAGGTGTATCAGCTTTAGAATACAAGCACGCAGAAGAGAAAAGAATCTATCCAAAGTTGAAAGCAACTAACGGTGGAGCAGGTGGAGCAGGAGAAGCAGTTACTTTTACTTTAGTAGCAGAAGCTACTAAAACTATTGCTAACGTATCTCCTTATGATGTAGCAGCAACAGGAAAAGATGTTGTAGTACCAAGAAAAGGTGAAACTTTAATGATTAAGCCAGCAACAGGTTTAGCGACAGTAGATAACTCTATTTACGCAACTGTTACTGCTGTTAACGCAGGGGCAGGAACTTTTGTGGCTATTCCTTTAGATTCAGGAGATGTAATTCCTAACATGGCAACAGCTCAAGAGATCATCATCATTGGTAACGCTAATGGAGAAGGATCAGTAGCAGTAGCAGGAAGACAAGTAGAGGTTGAATATAAAACTAACCAATTACAAACTTTCAGAGGTGGAACAGAAGTTACAGGAGACGCTAGAAATATCGTTACTTGGCAAGAGTTCACAGGAAAGAATGGTGAAAAAGGTCATGTTAATTACTTACATGGTGAGGCAGCAGAGTATAAAAACTTTAAGTCTCAAATGGAATTAACTTTCTTACTTGGTAAGCCTTTAACTAATACAGACTTAGCTAATGATTCTTTTTTCGGGACTGAACACCCAGTATCAATGACTAAAGGTTTAATTCCTTCTATCTTGGATGAGGGTAATATATCCAACTATGCTGCGTTAACAGGATGGGATAAGCAAGATGCTAAGGCTTTAGTTGAGACTTTGGATAAGCAAAAAGGAGACAAAAAGAACATGATTTGCCCAGGTATCTCTTTATCAATGCAAATTGATGATACTCTAGCTGATTACAGAACTTCAGGTTCTATTGTTTATGGAAACTTTACTTTTGACCAAAACGCAAAAGCTAATTTCCAATTCGATGCTTTTAATTTCGGAGGATACGAGTTTGGTAAGAAAGTTTTTAACACTTTTAATGACTTACAGTCTTTAGGAGCTGATGGATATGGTTTCCCTAACGAGGCTATGGTAATTCCAATGGGAATGACTATGGATAAGATCGATAACGTTAAAACTCAGTACCTGAGAACTAGATTCTTAGAAGACCCAAGAACAGGAGCTAGAGATCGTAGATCATCTATCATTGATAAATTCCAAGTTAACGGAACAGATACTTTCCAAGTTAACTATATTGACAAGAAAGGTTTAGAGACTTTTGCTTTAAACAAGTTCGCTTACATTAAGCAAGCATAATACACTAGGGAGAGGGTAATACCTCTCCCTTTTTATAAATTAAAACTAAAATTAAAATGCCAGAATTAAAAAAAGCTCCAGCAGGAATGACTGCTAGAAACACTAGTAATAGGATTTTCAACCTAGTAAAAAGAAACCCTAAAGGTGGTTATCCAGCCACTTCTAATATTCCAGCAGAAGATGAAGTATATATGGAATGGACAGATAAAAAATCAGGAGAGAAAAAATCAGGATTAAGACATATTAGATTTTCTATTGGTGAATCATCTATATATGTAGATGAACAATCAGAAAAATCTGAAACCCGTAGAGGTAAGATTAAATTCACTGACGGTTTACTTACTGTTAATGAAATGGAGAAAACTAAAATTGAATTTTTAGAAGTTTGTAATTACAATAAGTCAAACCATGAAAATGGTACAGCTATGGTAGGTAAGTCAGCTTTATTTAGATCAGATGCTAGTAAGCATGAAGCTAGATTAAGATTAAACAAGAGACATCAAAAACAAAAATTAAATAATATTGTAGCTAACTATTCCATCGAAGAAATCGAAGGTATCTGTTTAGCCTTACAAGTTCCTATTAACGTTAATGACGAAGAATCAATAATGTTAGCTAAAGATAGATTCGGAAGAATGATCGATTATAACGCTGATAGATTTGAAAAAGAAGTTAACTCAGAGATGTTAAGAATGAAAACCGTTCTTCATTATGCTTTAAGAGATAATATTATTTCTTTTGATAGAGCAGGAAGTGAGTGGTATTTTGAAATCGGAGGAAAACGTAGAATCCTTTCAGTTCCAAGAAGTTCAGATAAGTTTGAGTTTTTTGCAGAAATGGTAACTGTTAAGGAAGATATTAGGGAAGTGTTTAATGATATAAAATCTTTAGTAAAAGACGGTAAGAAGCCTTCAAATAAAAAACTAAACCCTAATACTAAATCATACAAATTAGTAAACGAAGGAATGGAGTTAAAAGTAATTAAAAACAACTTAGGAACTTTAGTAGCTAATAACATTGGTCAATTAGGAGAACCTGATTCAGGCATCGAAGGTGCAGTTCATCATTTAATGGAAGATAAAGGAACGATGAAAGCAGTAGAAGAATTAATAGCATTAGCTAAAGAGGACGCTAAAAAGAAAAAATAGTATTTTATAATATAATTACTAACTAAAAAGAGAGGTGTAAAAAGCCTCTCTTTTTTTTTGTGTATATTTATAAAATAAATTATAAAAGAACATGGCAATTATACCAAATGTTAAATTAAACATCTCATATTCATTAGATTCAAGCACTCCTCAGTTTGTTTTTACAGATGTTACGGACTACGGATCTTACACAGGGGTTATAGGAACTATAAATGTAACATCTCCAAGTGGGGTTACATCTTCAGGTAGCATAACTGTAGATACATCGAGGATTAATGGAGGTATATCTATACCTATGCTTTCGGATAGCACTCCTGAAATAGGAATGTATAGTTTTAATTATTCAGCGGTATCAGGTGGAGATTCAGGGGTTTATTTAAAAACTTTTGATTTTCAATATGTAAAACCTAAAGCAGATATTACAGCGGTAGTAGATTGTTTGTCTCCATACCTTTATACAGAAGATACAACTAATTACTTAGTGGGTAGCGTTACGCCTTCGGATAGGTTTATAATATCTTCTGTTGATTCTATAAATAATACATTTAGCGTTTCAGGAGAAAAATCAGCTTTTGTCAGAGCAGGTGACACATTTAGTATTATAAGTTCTTCAGCAAATAACGGAGATTATACTGTTCTAGATGTTTCATATACAGAGTTAACTAATGAAACAGTAATAAGTGTATTCAATGTAGCAGATGGAACACTAGGTGGAACAACGCTAGTAACTAGAAAAGCTAACATATTCTACCCTCAAGTTTTAGGTTTAGATCCGTTGGTTGGTGATAGTAAGAAATTAGGTACAAGTGTTTTTTATGACAAGACCCACGAGTTTAAGTACGTAACTAAAGGTTTTTATGATTACGGAGATGGAGTCTCAGTTGTAGATTACTTTACAGATTCAACAGAATTAGACGTTCAGTGTGATGTTAGGTTGTGTGAGGTTTTTTGTTGTATTAACTCAGTTTTTAAAGAATACTTAGGCTTAAAATGTAGAAATAAAACATTAGCAGATATAGCTTTAGAAAAATACGTATTAGCAACATCTCATTTATCAGCTTTAAGACAAGCCTTTGAGTGTGGTCAAAGTGAAGCTGTAGACTCATTAGTTTCTGAAATAAAAAAAGTCACTAGTTGTACAGATGATTGTAGTTGTAGTGATACTAAGCCTACTTTGATAACAGGTTTAGGTTCAGGAGGATCTATATCTGTAGTGGCTTCAGGAGACAATAATATCAACGTAGCTTCTTCTGTAAGTGGGGATACTACTACATATACTTTAACTTTATCTGAATCTATACTAAACGATATAGCTAATATAGGAGACACAAGTGTAGTTGAATCTGAAGATTCTTCTATTATTGTAGAATCTGTAACCTCCGCTGGTGTTACAACATACGACTTAAGTGTAGCTCCTCCATCAGATCTTGTTGCTCCAAGAGAGTTTATAGCTTTTAATGTAGAGGCAAACTTTCAGGATTCAGTTTTTACAATATCTGATGTCGTAATTCAAAACAAAAATAATTTAAACGAAACCTCTTTAACAGTAGAAGATGGAAATTCATCATCTGCAAACTGGCATCAGCAAGTTATAACGGTAAAAGATTTTCAATCAACCGCTAATTCAACTTACAAGGCTTTTGTTAGTAATACTTATACTGAAGGTGAAAACACTGCATGGGTTGGTATTGAGTCGTCTATAAGGTATTGGGGAGTAGGTTCTTTAGTATACGACAGCTGTATAACTGAAAAAAACGATGGAAGCTTTAGTTTTGTTATTTCAGATCAGATAAGAAGAGAAATTGTTTCAAGAGGTACTGCTTCGGAGTCTATTTTAAAATTTAATATTCAAATAATAGAATAATGTCAATAAAAACAGAATTATCAAAATACGGATCAGGAATAGGTATTATATATCTAACAGATTCTAATGATTTAATAAAATATCAAAAATTAAACGATAAAAGAGGGAGAGAAGAATCTGAAAGACTGATGCTAGTTTCTTCTACTTTAAGCTCTAACATATCAGCTACATCATTAGTTGAAGTTACAGCTAGTGGTGGTAATATAACCAATTTATCTTACAACGGGGTGTCTGTTTTCAACACAACAACACCAGTAACAGGTGCTACAACATCAGACTTAGCGTTATCACTAGCATTAGCTATTAATTCTAACGTAAGTACACCTAATTATACAGCGGTATCATCAGGTTCTTTTGTAACTGTATATTTAAGCGCAGACCAAGGAGATTCTTTAAACGGTCAAGTTGCAGGGTTTTCAACAACAGGTACAGCAGATTTAACAGCAACACCATTAGACGGAGGGTCTTACTCCTCAGGTTCAGAGGTGGATTCTCAAGTTGGATACAAAATGTATCTAAATTCAAATGATTCAGCAGTAGTAGATACATTGGTAGGAGCTACTGATATTACTTCGGCAGTTTTAAGAAAATCATCATCTTCTCCATACACGATTCGAGAATCGCAAATATCTTCAGGAAGTATATCTGTAAACAGAGATACGAATATTACAATAGTTAACGTTCAGACAGAAGGTTCTGTTGCGACAGACGACTTAACTTCAATTAACGAGGGTATATTTAATGATGGGGATACAATTGTTTTAGTAGCCAAAGAATCAACTAAGGTTATAACGGTAAAAGAAAATCAGGGAGGGAATATAGAGTTGTCAAATGGTGTAGATTTTATAACAGGAGGTAAGGATTTTTCTATATCTTTAAGATATAGTGCTTCAGATAATAAGTGGTATGAATCATCAAGATCTCCAGGAACAGATTTAAGTGTTTCTTCTTTAAGGTCATCAGGAATAGCTACACCAATACAAGGAGTAGAAGTTACTGTTTTAGCAACAACAGGTGGTACGGTTAATTTAGTACCAGGAGTTGATAAGGGTTATGTTTCTTTAACAGGAACAGGAACTTTAACAGGTTCTTGGAATTACACGTTAGGGGCAGGTGTTGTAGATGGTGACACATTTATTATAGATTATAACGGATTATTTACACCAGGAGCAAATACAGTAACACTCTTTGGGATTACACTAACAGATAAACAGGTATCTGAAGGAAGTGTAGTAGCTAAAGCAGTTTACAGTGGTTATCTTTCAGCTTGGGTTGTTACATTAATTAGGGATACTCAATCAGTAGACTTAGCAGATGAAACAGATTTAGTCTTAAAAGAAAACTCTCTAGGAGATCCTTCTGTAGACGGATATGTATTATCATCTTCAGTAGCAGGAGTCAGAAGTTGGGTTGCTAACAATACAGATATATATTTAAATACCGACACATCAACAGGGTCTAGTGTAGGTACTTCAGAAACAACATTAAGAACAATTACAGTACCTTCTAATACTTTAAGCTCTGACAATTCTTCTTTAATTATATATTTTGGAGGAAGTTTTGGAGCTAATGCTAACACTAAAACTTTAAAGGTGAAGTTTGATGGAAATTTAATCGTTTCTAATACTAACACAACAGCTCCTAATGGTGTAAACTTTTTATCTAAAGTGATTATATCAAGGATGTCTAATACTCAAATTAGAGCAACGGGAGAGATTAATATAGATGGATCAGTAAACGAAGTAGAGCTTACTACTTTATCAGGATTTAATTTTACCACTACTTCTTATAATGTAGAAGCAACAGGTCAAGGCGTTTTAAACTCTGATGTAGATGTTTTTCAATCAATAGCTAATAAAATTATAGCATAATGAACATAAACAAAGTGTATAATTTTTTAAAATACCTGGCTGATAAAGATCAGTCGGGTAATATTACACCTAAAGAGTTTAATTTATCACTACCCAGAGCTTTAAACGAGTGGGTAATGAAGCGTTATAACAACGTAAAATCTGTGCAGCCTAATAAACAAGGTTGGCAGAAGAATCAAAAAATTACAGATGATTTAAGATTTTTATTAGTAAGAAATGAGGTATCTAATGTCACCCCAGATGGTAAGTTGTCGTTACCTGATGATTATTTACATTTATCAAGCTTGGTGTATAATTACAAGTATTCAGAAGATGGGGATACAGTTTCTATTCCTAAAGATGTTGATGTTGTGAATGACAACGAAATAGCAGAATTTTTATCATCACACATTTATAGAAAAAGCATAAAAGCTAAGAAGTATGTTATAGGTGCTTTCTATAATGATTATTTACAAATTTACCCTAAAGATATAGGGACAGTAGATCTTACATATTTAAGAAAACCAATAGAGCCTTTTTGGGCTTTTACCTTAGAAAGAGGAAGACCAGTGTATGACCCTATAAACTCAATTGATTTGGAAGTTCCAGATGATACAGCTAACGAGATTATAGTCATGTGTGCTTCTTATCTAGGTATGAACCTAAGAGAGCCTGAGTTAGTTAATTATTCAGAAATGTTAAAAAACCAAGGGGTTTAATAGATGGAAAGAGATAGTAGATTTATAATAGCAGAGCAAGCACAAAGAATTATAAACGGGGGTACTCCAACCCCTGACACTGAGGTTCGTATAGAGGAATTGCTGATATATGTCGATCAGTCTTTTTCTAAAATGATTAAAGCTAGTTATTTTGAAAATAGACAAGACGGTATTAGAGACGTTAACGGAGCTTTTATTTATTCTTTTATAGTAGACGTAGCTGAAGATAAGATGAGGGGTCTTCTTAAAGCTAAGATACCTTCAGCGTATGTTAACCTCCCGTTAGGTACAGGTATTTATCAAGTATCTCAAGTTAACGATATGTTTAATACTATTATTCCTGTAAATGTAAGCTTCTTGGCTTTGTCTAGAGGATTAAAAGTAGGAAGTATGGAAGGTAGGCAGGGTTATTTTGTAGAGAACACAAGTATGTTTTTTGTAAATATTAAACCTTCAGATTGTGTAGATAAGGTTTTAATTAAATTAGCAGGAGGGATTCAAGGAGAACTAGACCCTGAAGTGGAAATTCCTGTAGATATGCAATCTGATTTAGTTAATTTTACTGTTCAGATGTATATGCAACAAAGGCAATTACCTAAAGATGATATTAACGACAATAATAAAAACTAATGGAGTTAGAAAAAGTAGTTAGAGAATTTTTAATAGAATCAGGAAGAACAGAGCATAGATTTGTCCAAGCTTTACAGTTTGGAATTTCTTGTTTAAGAGAATTAAATTATGACGTAACAGGTTCTCCTTCTATTAAGATACTGACTGTAAATGATAATGATACGGTAGATTTACCAGATGATTATCTAAATTATATTAGATTAGGTTTTACAGACGGTAGGGGTAGATTTAGAGAATTAGGAAGAAACAAAGACATAGCATTAAATAGAAGTTTAAATGATTGTGGTGAAAGAGGAGACAGATATGACTCTACTAAAAAAGAGACAGGGTTGTTTCCTTATTATTCTTCTGATTATCATTCAAATCATTTTAGAAACGGTGAAAGTGTAGGAAGGTTTTACGGAGCTGGAGGAGGTAACAACTCAAATGGAGGTTTTAAAATAGATAATAATTATTCGCAAATACAATTAGATTGTTATGCAGGAGGTAGCACAATTACTCTAGAATACTTATCAGACCCTAATAAAGCCGAGGGCAATTTTAATGTACATCCGTTCTCAGTTGAAACAGTTAAGTCATGGATAGATTGGAAGATAAACGCTAACAATCCAAACGTACCTGCTGGATACTCGGAACAAAAAAGATTATTATATTCACGTAATAAAAAGCTATTGTTTGCTAGAATGTCTTCTATGAGTGTACAAGATATGTTACAATCATTTAGAAAAGGAAATAAAGCTTCACCAAAATTTTAACAAATGGGTTACGAAAAGAGACAGTTTTTATACGGTATGGATTTCGATACCGAAGAAAGATTAATACAACAAGGTTATAGTCGTAAAAATGTTAATGTAAGGATAGGGTCTTCAACAGATGATGGAGTTTTTTCTGCTGAAAATGTACAAGGAAATACGCTTATACTAAATTTAGAACTTCCAGACGGAGAAAATAAAGTTATAGGTAGTTTTTGGTATCATTTAAAAAACCTTAATTACTATTTTGTATGGAATAGCGAGGGTAATCATGGTATATTTGAATATAACCATGTTGATTCTCTCATCACTAGAGTTATGATTGCTAAGGTTTTAAACTTTAGCAAGGATTATTTAATTACAGGAATAAATGTAGTAGAGTTTGATGATGACAATGATTTATTGTATTGGTCAGAAAAGTCTAATCCACCTAGAAAAATTAACATTAATAAAGCTAAATCTAATGGGTATGATTTACCTATTACGGAAGAGGTTATAGACGCTATAAAGTACCCTCCATTATGTCAACCTACAGCATTTTTTCAAACCGACAAAGATCAAAAAACTAATTACTTAATAGATTCTATTTGGCAGTTTAAAGCTAGGTATATATATGACGATAAAGAGAAGTCTGCGTTCTCTCCTATATCCTCTCAGATATTGCCAAATAAGAGTTGTTTATCAGATGCTCAGGGTAACACAATTAGAATAGTAATCCCTAAAGGAGGAGAGCTAGTAACTAGAGTAGAGATAGCAGGTAGAAAGGGTAATGTAAACGACTTTGAACAAGTAATAGATTTAGAGGTAGAAGAATATGATATAGATGAAGAAGGTAATTATATTTATATTTTCAGAAATGACAAAGCATTAAAAGGCATACCAGTACCTGAATCTATTAAACTATACGATAATGTTCCTCAAATAGCGGGAGCGCAGGAGTTTATTGCTAATAGATTGATGTACGCAGATGTAACAGAAGGTTATGATAATGTAGAAGTAGATTATGAATTAGGTGTTTCTTATGATGAAATAGAGGATGAAAAACCTTTAAATACTATTACAGGACATTTACGAATTGTTAACAATGAAGGTGCATTTCAACCAATACATAAAAACAGTTCTGGTAAGGTTATGTATGGGGGTTTCTCAAAATATGGTTATGCTAGAAACGCTTTTGCAGGAACAAATAATGTTGTAAATCGAGCATCCCAATCTTTACCTTTAAAAGGTTTTGTTATTTATTTAGCAGGTACAACCCATCATGCTATATCTTTTCAGTCCCCAGGTAATAACACAGAGATACAAACTAATGATAAATATAGAACTTATGATTCATCTGGAAACTCTAATAAAGGGAATATTAGAAGCGAGATGGAAGGTTCAGGGTCTAACCCGTGGGGTAAATCCAGATTAAAATCTACATTTAAGATAGAAAATGTTCCAGACGGAGAGTATATTTTAAGAGTGGCTTCTAATCTTACTAAAGCTATAGATTTAGCAGATGATAACCTAGGTTATCAAAAAACATCAACTTGCGTTCTTAGAATCGAAAATAGTTTTAATTATAATAATTCTGGATTACCTATTAAAGAAATAAAGGTAAAGGTACAAGGAGGAGAAGTAGTAAGTGATATATTTATAACTATTTCTGATGGAAGTCTTAAGGATTATAATAGAGCAGTTTACCCTAGTGGGTATTTAGTTAACACCCCAGATCCAGATTACAATCCGACATCAATAAGTCAAGCTTTAGGTCAAGTAAGAATGGATTACGCAGATTTAGCTAGAGGATCATCAAGTACAGATCATAATGGATTTTTCTTTGGAGGTGCTTTTACAGGGATTGTAGGTGTAGTATCGGGAGGGTTCGCAGATTATGATTATAAAGCTTATCTTCTTTCAGACACCAGTACTGATCCCGCCCCTATAGATGAGATTGAATTTCTTAGATCAGTTTATGTAGTTAATAATAGTAATATTTATAATTATTCAAAAACAGAAGGGTTATTAAGGGTTCAAGATTCTAATGGATTAGGATTGGAAGGGGTTTCTATTGTAACCTCAAGAGGGCAAACATCATTTACTGATATAGATGGAAACGCAAAAATTACTTTTTATACAAATACAAAAATAGGAGGAAGCTTTGCAAGAAAGTTACATATTTTCGCTTACACTTCTGGTTTTTGTGGTGTAACTTTTTTACCTTCTCAAATTAAAAAAGATGTATTAATAGGAGAAGATTTTAACAACACTATTACAGCAGAAGATGAACCTGTAGATTTAGGTGTTATTAATGCTACATTCTTAGTAGACCCTAGTTTTTCAGGTTTAAAACCAGGGGGAGTTTATAGATATGGATTGGTTTATTACGATAAAGCTAATAGAAGTGGTTTAACTAATGTTACAACTAATCCTGAATTATCAGTTCCTTTTTACACAGAATTAGAAAACCCTAATATCAGGTCAGTATCAGGTACGTGGGAAATTAAAAGTTTACCTCCAGAATGGGCTACTCATTACCAATGGGTTAGAACGAAAGATACAGCTATAGACTCCTATATACAATGGTATACAGATAATGTAACCTACATAGAGAGTGAAACACTTATAGAAATAGATATAACAAACTTAACAGACCAGTATGTTACTAATAACCCTTCTAGCAATTTGTCTTATGGTTATAAAGAAGGCGATAGATTACGACTCATAAAAAACAGCGCAGGAGATTACTTTGATGAGTATACAGATTTAAAGGTTGTTAAGTTTGAAACAGGGATAATTACAGTAGAGAATTTAGCTTCTGCTCCAGATTTTAGAGAAGGATTAATGTTTGAAGTGTATCACCCTAGATTAGATGTAGATGAGGACTTATACTACGAGGTAGGAGAGTGTTATGAAATATTAGAGATAGAAGTAGGGAGAGAAGAAGAAAGATACACGGTTAGAGTTCACCAAGGACAAGACACAGATCAGTCACCTATTCAGCCTTCTTTAGAGCCTGCTACAGGAACTTTTAAAACAGGAGATACGTATTTTAGAAATAGATCAATACCTGTTTCTGACCTTGTAAATGGAAATTACAACAACTTAATAGATTCTAAAAGTTTTAGTGATTTTTGGTTATCTGAAGTATCAGATATTGGAAGAATAAGTAAAGTAGACTTAGATGCTAAAAGAGTAACTAGACCGACTACTATTTATTATTCTGAACGATTCATACCTGAAACTAATATAAACGGCTTAAACAGCTTTTATGATGATTCGTTTGAAACTTACGATAGAAATTTTGGAGCTATTAAAAAACTATTTTCTTATAATAATAGATTAGATTGTTTTCAAGAATTAAGAGTAAGTAAAATATTAGTAGAGGAAAACGTAATATACGATCAGTTTGATAAAGGAACGATAGCGGCAAGTGCAAAAGTATTATCCAAGGAGATTTATTACCAAGGGGAATATGGAACATCTAATCCTGAGAGTTTTGTTTCTAATGAAGGAAGAAGATATTTCTTTGATATTAGAAACGGAAAAGTATTAAGATTATCTAATGATGGTCTTACTCCTATTTCGGATAATAAAATGCACAGTTATTTTGAATCTAAAAGTAATTTTTATTCAGCATTTAATATTATACCTGAAATATGGGGTACGTTTGATGAGAATTTTGATGAATATATTATTAATTTTGGTGTTGTTACACGAGATGAAGGATTTACACCTGACGAGTTAGAGTTAGTTAGTTCTCAAGCTGAGGTTGTTACAGAAACTATAGATGGAACTGTTTATACTTTTGTTATAGAATATGGGGAAAACGAAGAGGGTGTTAATACAGAGTTTACCGTAGTCGAAGATTTATCTAATGGAGTTTATGTGATAAACAGTAACGCAGGAGATATAACTTTAGATAGACAAAAAATACTATCTATTCCTTCTGAGACTTTAGGTTTTAGTGAAAAAACTAAACATTGGACTTCTTTCTATACTTATCTACCTGAATGTATGGGAAGAATAGGTATTGATTTTCTAACTTTTAGAAACGGTAGAGCTTATTTACACAATACAAACCATGAAAGAAATACTTTTTACGGAATAGGTTCTTCAAGCGAGGTTTGGGCGGTATTCAACCAAGACCCAAGTAACAATAAGGTTTATCAATCTTTAAATCAAGAAAGTGATACTGTGTGGGAGGCAAGAGAGATATTAACTCAGAAAGGTCAAAAAAGTAATCTTATAAAACAAGATTTTGCTGTTGATTATGGAGATGGTCACACACTTTATAGTAGAGAAAACATTCATTCAGCAGCAGTATTAAAGGATGAAAATACACCTAATGTTGATATACCTTTAATAGAGGGGGATTCAATGAGAGATGTAAGTATATTGTTTAAGTTAATAAACGAGTCAACGGATAAAGAAAGGTTATTCGCTTCTAGTGTTAGATACTCTTTATCAGCAAGAACAAACAGGTAGCATTTTGCTACTTATTTTTAATTAGTTAAATTAGTAAAAAAGAAAGATATGGCATTGTCAGCAGTTTTATCAGCAATCCCAGCAGTAGTACAAGCAGGGACAGGTATTTACCAAGCGTATCAAGGGAATAAATTAGCAAACAGTATGGAGCGTCCAGATTATTCTATACCTCAAGAGGTTTTGGATAATCTAACAGATTCTCAAATCCAAGCTTTACGTGGTCTCCCAGAGGAACAGCGTCAGCAATACATGGAAAATATTATGAGGTCAGCTCAAACTTCTATATCCGCATTAGGAGATAGAAAAGGAGGTTTAGCTGGTATGTCAAGTGTTCAACAACAACAGAATGACGCTTATAAGAATTTACTTTCAATTGATGCTCAAAAACGAGAAGAGAACGAAAGAAACCTACAGGCTACTAGAAATACAATGTCAGAATACAAAGATAAGCAGTTTCAAATGAATGAAATGCAACCGTTCCAAGATACAATGGCAGCAGCTGAAGGTATGCAAGGAGCAGGTATTCAGAATATAATGGGAGGTGTTACATCAGGATCTAAAATGGGATTAGACTATATGAAGTATATGGAATTATTAAACTCTATGGGTTCAGCCGATGTAGGTAAAACAGGTTCAGCGTTATCTGAAATACCAGGAGGTTCTGGTAAATCTAATGGGTTATTAAAGATGCTACAATCATTTTTAGGCGGAGGCGATCCTTCTAATAGCTCAGGATCTAATATTTCACTTCCAACTCCCTAATTAATATGTACAACAACGACCTAGGAATATATAAAAATTATAAAAGGATTAAATCTCAACAAGAATTGATGAATCCTAAGAACGCTATGCCTCAACAGCCGATAGCTAATCAACCAGTAGTAGAAGAACCAAAGAAGTTTACTCCTGAAGATAAAATGAGGTATGATGAACTGAAGAATAAGATTGCAATGCAACAAGGAAATTTAAACACAAAAGGAAATAAGTAATGGCTGATCCGTTAGGAATATCAACAGGACAAGGAAAAGGTAGAGCGCAAGTATTTGGTGATACTTATAACGACTACTTTGCTGAAAAAGTTAAGACAGGTACTGAAGAGAAGAAAGTTCAACAAGAAGAACTAGCTAAACTTCAAGCTGCTGATGGTTTATGGGATAGAGATAACGAATTATTTAAGCCAAAAATAGAAGCTCTAAGGAAGTATTATAGGGAAAACGCACGAAACATAATCAAAGGTGATTTCGATGCTACTACTAACTTACAAGCTATGAAAGATGACCTCACACAATTCATAGGGTCATCTAAAGCATCTAAAGAATTTTACATAGATCTGAAAAAGAAGATTGCATCAGATCCTGGGAAATACTCTGACGCTACTAAAGCTAGAATGGATGAGTACCAAAGAACAGGAGGGAGATTTGATAATGATATCGCTTTCGCTTCTAAGTACAACGCAAAAGATACTATTGATAGTTTATCAGATAAAGTAAAGTCAGCAGGTTATGACTTAGATAATATTACTTACGGAACAGACCCAAGTGGTAAGACTTACATGATTGATAAGTCAGGTCAAAAAGTAGACATAGATAAAATGGTGGATAGTGTTATATCAGCCGAGGATTCTTTCTATGGGGATAAACAAGTTTCGGAATATTGGAATCAACCAGGAAGAAGAGATCAGCTTAAAGAGGCTTTAACAAGTCTGGAGGGTGAGAAGAGAAGTACTAAATATTCTCCTGTTATATCATCTTATGACAGAGGACAAGGGGATAAAAAAGATTTAGCTACTATACTTATAAATGACAACTGGCACGCTAGGAATTACATTCCTGACGTAACAGAGGCTGTTTTAGATAAAATAGTAGAAAGCGTCAGTAGTCTAAAGAGTGCGGTTCACACTAACTCTAGTAAAGACTTACAAGCTAAGTACCCTGGATCAGGAGGAGTTGTGTTTTCAACTGTCGATAATAAAGGTGCTGTTAAAGAAGAGTTTATACCTTCAAAAGATTATAACAGGTTTTTAAAAAAGCTTCAAAACACAAAAGAGTATAATTCTTTAAAGGGGTATGATTTGTCTAAGATAGATGAATACACTCCTACAAAAGAAGAGTTAGCTTATCAAGAAGATAAAGGTAACGTTTACGACCCAACAGAGGTTTATGATAAAGATATAAATGATTATGCTACTGTTTTAGGTGGTACTCCTTCTGCAACAGAGCCTGCCACAATTAGGGTTCTGCAATCATTAGGGATTACAGGAAAATCTCAGACAGAGCTACTTAAGAAGTATGCTAACATAAACAGCCCTCAAGCTCAGGATTTTATTAATTTAATTAAACCTGATTTAATTAAAAAATCACAACGTATACCTATACGTAATAACGACCCTGAAGGTGGTGGGTCTCTAGTAGGTGGTAAACTTAAAAATGTAAAAATAGACGACAATGTAATGACGTTTTATTTTAAAGACTCCACAGGTAAAGCAGTAAAAGGAGATTACAACCGAATAGATTACACTAAAAAAGATAATGAAGAATTTAACGTAACTAATATTCTTAGGGAGTTATTAAAAAAAGGAGGAACTAAAGTTAAAGTTGAAGAAGAATCCGTATCTTCGGAAAAGAAACCTCTTAATAAAGGTGATATAAACGACTTACCTGATTAAATAAAACAAGATATAATATGCCAAATAACTTATCAGTAAACCTACCTGAATACGGATCATATACTAAAGAACAATTAGTAGATAAGTACGGGGAAGGATGGGAGAACAGGGTTAACGATTTAAACGGATCTGTATCTCTAGAGGGGTACGGTGAGTATTCTGTATCTGATCTTAGGAACAAGTATGGTGACGATTGGGAAAACAGAGTAGATTTAATCAATAATCCTAAAAAAAAAGAACAAGAGGAACAGGTTCAAGAAGATTCGGAATCAGTTTCGGAAGATGGTTCTTTGGAATCACAAGAAGTAACTGAGGAAGTAGATTATAGTCAGGTTAAAAAACCTGAAGATTATCAGTTTAAAACTCAAAACGAACTAGAGTTAGAGGCTATAGAAAAACAGCAATCAGAACTTGTTGATATATCGGATGAGGCTTTATTAAAAATAGAAGAGGATAGAAAAGCAGCGTCTAAAGATCAAAGGTTAGAGTTAGAAGAAGCAGTTTCTTATGTAGGAGCTAACCTTACTGATGATCAGTTATTATCTAAAAGCACTCAAGATTTAGCGGATGAATTAGATACTGATATATATTCTTCGGATTTAAACTTTGCTTTAAAAGGAAGGAAGAATGATATTATAAACGCTAGAACTAAAGAGTATTCAGAGGAAGTAAAAAAATCACAAATAGATTCTTTATTATCTGAGGGATTACCTCAAGCAGAAGCGGATAGTATTTACGCTAGTACTAAAAAAGATGATTTATTAAAGTCAGGTATAAAGGTATTAGGTTTAGATGAAGAAGAGGTTTTAAAGTATAGTGATTTTATTACAGAGTACTACACACTTAGAAATAAAGGATCAGAAAGAACAGACGAAGAAAATATAAAGCTAGTAGGGTTAGGCGAAGAGATAAAGAACCTAAGAGAGGATATGAACGCTAAGGAGTTTATTAATCCCGAAACAAATAACATCGATCAAGAAAAAGCAGAGGAGTCTATTAATCTTGTCCTTAAGTACGAGAAAGAATTAAAAACAGATCAACAAAAGTTTTCAGAAAGATACTCATCAGAGAGAGATAAGTTAAAATATCTAGAGAAAGAACTTTTATCAATGTTTGATGAAGGATCAGGTAAGGATGGAATAACTCGATCTTCTGTGATAGAAGACATACCTTCGGTATTAAAAGGTGGTGGGGTTTTGGATAATATTTACATGAGAGACGAAGCTGAAGAGGCTGTAAATAAATACAAATCATTATACGAAGAATACGAAGACACTAAATCTAACTTCAGCGCATTAAGTAGAGCTTTGTTGTTAAATGAAGATCCAGCTTCTGTATCAAGAGGTTTAGGAGAATCTGATATTCCATATCTAGGAGCAGTGATGAACGTTATAGGTAACGTTATTACAGCAGGGGGAGAGTCTTTAATTGAGGAGTCTACAGGTTTTAATGTACAAACGGATTCAGACTTCGCTAGTAAGATTGTACAAATAGCTAATGAAGAAGGTGTTAAGGTTACTCCTGAGCAAGCTGAAAGAGCTATACCAGAGTTTAGTGAGCAATTAGGATCAGGGATTGGAGCTTCTTTACCAATGATGTCTGACATTATTATAAATACTGTAATCGGTAATAAAATTAAAGGAGTGTTAGGAGTGCCTAAATTCTTCTCTAAACTAGAGTATTTAAAAAAATCTCCAAAGATAACTAAGTTATTAGATAATACATTAGAAGCTACTCAGCAAGCTTTAGTTTTTGAGTTCTCAGAGGGAGGTTCAGCAGCAATGGGGGTAGGAGAGTTTTTAGGAGAGAAAGGTTTTGAAAAAGCCATCTCTAAATTAGGAGGTAAATACGGGAAAGTGTTTAAGTTGTTAGGTAAAACTTTGTCAGCAGGTGTAGGTGGTACATTCGGGGAGTACGGAGGAGATTTAGCAGAACAAAGCTTTAAGCATGGTTTACTAACTAAGGCTTCTTTTAGAGAGACATTTGGAAGAGACTATAATGAAGGCTTAGATAAGCTGATTCTTACAGGGGTTATTTCTACCATTATGGGTGGTGGTTCTCAAGTAGGTTCTTTCTTGTCAGATAGTAAGGCTTATTATGAATCGATAGGAGACACACAAAGAGTAGGGGATATTCAGCAATTGATTGATGCTAATAAAGCTAATGATTTAGCGGCTAGAGTAAAATCAGGAGAAGCTACAATAGAAGAGTTGGAATCTGTCTTAGGCTCAGGTAAAGATAAACCTAAGAAGTTAGACGATATGTCTAAAGAGGAGTTGGATGCTTATGCTAAAGAGAACGATATAGAATTAGAAGAAATAGAAAAGACATTAACACCTGAAGAAACAGAAGAGGAAGTTGTACCAGAAGAAGAAATAGAAAAGACATTAACACCTGAAGAAACAGAAGAGGAAGTTGTACCAGAAGAAGAAATAGAAAAGACATTAACACCTGAAGAAACAGAAGAGGAAGTTGTACCAGAAGAAGAAATAGAGGAAGAAGAAAAACCTAAAACAAAAGATCCTGAAGATAATACATTAACTCTTGAAGAAGAAGTTGTAGAAGAACCTATTACAGAACCTGACACAATTAGTGAAGAAGAAATAGAAGAGTCAGAGGAGGTGGAGAGCATCCCTAAAGAGGAAGCGGTAGAAAAAATAACACAGAAAGAATCACTAGTAGTTGATTCAGAAGAGAGTAAGGAGAACAAGGAGGATATTTTTACTCCATCAGACTTAGAAGAGTTAAACCCTAAAGCAAAACTACTAGTAGAAAAATCAATTAACTCTTTAGAAAACACAAAGAAACAATTAGCTGAATCTATTAGGAAGAAAGACACTTTATCTATAAAAGAGAACACCTCTAGAATTGGCAGATTAGAAGTTTATTTAAAAAAACAAAAGCAGAACCTAATAAAGAAGAAGAAGGCAGAAGTTAAACGTATAGAAAGACAAGAGTTAAAAGCTAAAAAAGAAGCCTCTAGATTAGAAGAAGAAAGACAAATAAGGGAGTCAAAATCTAGTACGCTATCAAAAGTTAAATCCAAATGGGCTTCAGAACACTCTAAAGAGACTAAAGGGGAGTCGTTTGAATTAGAAACCGAAGGAAGTGATAATATCGGTCTGATAGAAGGTTATGATTCAAGAACTGGTTCTGTTATTTACGGTGCTTACAAAAATGGAAATAGAACTAGAGTTGGGATATCTTCTTACAAAGGTGATCTTTTTACAGAGGGTGAGGTTGCTAAATTAAAAAAACTAGAGCAAGAGTTAAGAGATCAGGACTTGGAAAATTCTAAGAAAGGAAGTCCTTTCGATTTAAAAGAATCAGATGTAGTGTCTACACCAAGTGTCTCAGAAGGTAACAATATACTTGTAAAAGCTTTAAAGAAAGCTTTCGGATTGGATGGTGTTAAGATATTAATTACTACAGATTCAGATTTAACTAATGAGGTTTTTGAAGAGTATAATCTAACGGGAGATTACGGAAAAGTAAGAAGTGCTAAACTTAACTCTGCTGAAAAACAAACAAGAGGTGTAACGTCTAGAATTAAAGAAGGAGAACATTATATCTATGTAGATGAATCTTTAACCCCTGAGCAACAAGCAGTAGTTTTATCTCATGAATTTGGGCATATACTTCAGAAGGAAAAATTTAATAAGTTATCAGAAACAGAGCAACAGTTAGTTAAAGATGAATATAATAAATGGTACGCTAGTTTAACAGGTAAAACCTTAAAGGAGGTAAGAGAAGAGGTTAGCGATGTTTCTATGTGGGAGATAATGAATGATACAGACTCTGTATTTAATCCTAACCAAAGGTTTGATAGATACTTATCTTCTTTTTCTGAGTGGTTCGCAGATAACGTATCTAAATATGTGTCTTCTTCTGAAAAACCTAAGAGTGCTTTAGATAAGTTCTTTTATGATATTTATTCAGCTTTGAAGAAGATATATACGTCTTTTAAAAAGAAGAATAAAAAATTCCCTAAATTCGAAGAGTGGTTGGACTCAGTATTCGACCCTGTGAAAGCTGAGGAAGTTTTAGAAGAGTATAGTGTTCAGAAATCTAAAAGTGGTTTTAGTAAAACAGAGCTTCAAAACAAAGCGGACACTTTAGCGGATAAATCTAAAAAAGAATACGACAAGCAAAAAACTCAAGGTAAAAACTCTAAGCAAGCAGCAGAAGAGACTTTCAGAAAAGTGTTTAAAAATGCTTCTTGGTTTAATAAATTATCAAAAGTAGATCAAGCTTCAGTGGAGGCAGATTTTAATAACAGATTAGTTGAAACTTTTGAAAACCCTAATCCAGCAAAGAATCAAAAAGGTAAACCTCCTAAACCTAAAGATACTTCAGATAAAGTAGTTACTACTGTAATGAAGCAATTAAAAGAAAAATGGAAGAACCAAGATAAAGGTATTACTGAAGGTAAGAGAGAGGCTTTAAAAACAGTAAAAGAATCTCAAGCTGAATTTCAAAAAGACTTAAACGAGGTTACTAAGTATCTTTCTGAAAGTAAGAGAAAAAGAGCAGAGCTATTACTAAGAAAAGTAAAAGATCAGAAATCTTTAGAAGAATCTAGAGCAGCTTTAGATGCCTTGGTTTCAGATAAGCAAGTTTATGTAACAGCTAAAGAATCTGATATAAATGCAGAACTAATAAGAGCTGAAAAGAAAGCTGAAAAGAATCTAACTATAGAGCAAAGAAAAAGATTAAAAGAAATAACTAAAGATTTAAAAGGAAGGTTAAAAGGAAAGGTTAATTTAAGAACAGCAATCCAAATAGCTAATAAGCTAGCAGGGTTAGATCCTTTTGATATATCTAAGGTTGCAGAATTTGAAAGCTTTGTAAATAACGTAGTAGAAGACACAGAGTACACTACTAAAAAATCAACAGCTAAAAGTTTACAAACCAAGATTAAGAATAAGTTAAAATCTTTAAACAAACAAGCAGGTAAATCTAAACTAGGTATTAGACAGGTTAAAGCAACTGAATTAGCTAAACTTGATATAAACAGAATAGAAGACTTAGAAGCTTTTAATGAAATAGCTGAAAAGGTACTACAATCTTTAAGTGGTAAACAAGTTTCTTTTGCTGAGGTGTCTAGTCAACTAGATGCTTTAGTTTCTGAAACACAGAAAGCGACTAAAGAATTTAACGAAAAATTAGCTAAAGAACAAGAAGCTAAAATAAGAGCTGAATACGAAGCTAGTCCTATGAGGGATACTATGTCTTTTGAAAAATACCAAGAGATAGTAGAAGATATAAGACAAGATGAGTTAACAGCTAAAGCAGAAGCTAAACTAGAAGAGTCATCAGATGAGATGAGATCATGGGTTGCTAATAGAATAGATGTTATTAAGTCTAACCTAGACGTTATTACTTCAGGTATGACACCTGCTCAGAAAGCTATAATTAAAACTCTTATTAAGGCTAAAGATATTATCTCTAACAAAAGCATAGTAGGTGTTAAATCTTTAGCGAAGATTAATCAAGCTTTAGATGAGATTATAACTTACAACTCCACTTCAGGGGTTGGTATTATAGATGCAGAGTTAGAAGCTCTAAGAGCGTCTGTAAATCTAGCGAGAACTCTTAAAGGAAAGTTAGACCCTGGTAATTTTTTAGCTAAGAAAGGTAAAGGGTTTATGAAGATTGTATCTCAAAAATCAAACCTAACACAATTCTTTAAAGGAATAACAAAAGGAGGAGAAGCTATGAGAAATATAGCTCAGAAAACAGTAGCTAAATTTGAATCGGGTTTTAAAAACGCTAAAGTTTTACATAAAAAATTCAATACTTCGTTAATAGCTTTAGCTGATGCGTTAGACATTAAAGAAGATCAATCTATAAGAATAGGTATAATCTCAAGACTAGAGCAGAATACTCAGGGTTTAACCGAAGAGGAATCTAATTTAGACTTAGAAGAGAAGATTACGGCTATAAAGAACGAGATTAAAACTTTAAAATTATCAGAGTATAAACCAGATAAAAGAATGGGTGCTAAATTAGAAAAAGCATTTAACTCTTTAAAGCTAGAAGGTATAAAAACTAAAAAGGAATTAAAATCTAAACTAACAGATAACGAAAACAAGTTTCTTGATTTTGCTAAACTAGAGTTTTCTAAAATAAGAGAATCATATCAAGATACTTATAGAAACTCATACGGTAAAGAGTTAGAATTAGAAGACAATTACCTTCCTACTTTTGCTAGAAAAAAAGGAGAGAGTAAGAAAGATATAGAGTCTAATAATTACGCTAGAACAATGGATTCTGATTCTCAAGGAAGATCAATTAAGAGAGCTAAGACAGATATGACAGGTGCTACTGTTTATAACTACGACATTAAGAGAACAGCTTCTGAAGGTTATTACCAGACTCAGTATGATATTAATACTTTAAGAGATAGGCAGGTTTTAAATTCTTTAATGAACTCTCCAGTTTTTAAGGATTTATTAATGGGTAGAAATGCAGAAAATGTAAATGGAAGTCATATAGAGTTGTATGAAGAATTTGTAAATAGAATGAAAACCTTAGCAGGTAAAAGAAAATCTTCTACATCTTTAATTGAAGCAGAGAAGTCTAAATTAAAAAAAGTAAGCTCTAGAATAGGTAATGCTTTAATTGCGCTTCCTTTAAAAGATGTGACACAATTCATAAAACAACCTGCTGCTATTATAATTAATACTTTATTAAGACATCCTGCTACTACTATCCAAGCATTTGGTGATGTATCTAAAATGATATTATCAGCTAACATACCAGGGGCAACACAAACAGAAGAAACAAAAGCAATAGTTTCTTTATTAGGTGAGGGTAACACTAAGTTAAGGGACACTATGGGTGATTTAGATTTTAAAAATGCTGAATCTATTATTGAGAATTTAACCAATTTAACACCTAAAAAAATGAAAAGGATTATAAACGCTTTAGGGTCTGGGTCTTTAGGTGAAGCGGATATGATAGCTACACAAGGAAACTGGATGGCTAATTATAGATCTTTTAGAAGAAAGCAAGAAGGATCAGGTTTTAAGTTTGACATTATAGAAGAAGCTAAGAATCCTAACTCTGATGCTGTTACCGCTGCTAATTTAGCGGCAGATGAAGTAAATAACGTTTCAGATTCTACTACTAAAAATCAAGATGAAACTGCTGTGTTAAATACATTATTCTTTTTATTTAAAAGTTTTTCTATTAATCAAACAATACACACCTACTTGGATATAAAAAACGCTTTTAAATCAGATTCTAAATCAGATAAAATTGAAGCAACTAAAGCATTAACAGGTTCATTAACTGGTATTATGGCTTTTGTTGCTGTGAAACAATACGTACTAGATAAGGGTATAGACTCTATAATGGATGAGTTTTTCGGAGAGCTTGACAAGGAAGACGAAGACGAAGAAAAAGGGGTTTTATCATTTTTAGCTGAAGGTTTATCTGAACTGTTTATGGGTGGATTACCTGATGATATTATGTGGGCAGCTAAAGAGGGAGTAAATTATATCTCTGATAAAGTATCAGAAGACGAAGTGTTTAAAATTTACAGCAGCAAAGTAGGAGTAATAGGGTTGGGTACATCTTACGTTAAAGATATTGCAGATGATATAGATATATTATTTGGAAATAACGAGTATAAAGAAGACGGAAGAACTTATGAAATAGATTACAGTTCGTCTATGAAAAAAGCAGCAGTAGCAGACTTAGTAGGAGTACTTACTCAATGGGGTAACACGAAAAGAGTAGGAGAGAAAACTAAAAGAGCAATAAAAAAGAGAGAAAAATAAAATAACTATCTTAGGTATTCTTAATAAAGAAAAATGGCAGGAACTCAAAACGTACAAGGAATAAACGCAATAGCAATAGCGAGAGGAAAAGAAGAGCCGTCTAACAGGAATGTTTTATGGCTTGACGAAAACATCACAGGATCTTTTTATAAAATCATTAAATGTTTTAATTTAGAATCAGGTAAATGGGAGTTACTTTCTCGTTCTAATCTAGAATTGTTATCTGACCTTAAAACAGTAGATGGTAAAGGCTCTGGATTGGATGCGGATACAATACAAGGTTTAACTCCTGAAGAGTTATTAGGAGATAACGCTATACCTAATTTATCTACAGGTCAAATTATTGCTGGGCAGGCTGACACAATTGGTGTAGCGAAAACAGTTGGCGGTGTGGTAACAATGGATGCAGATGGTAATTTCGCTTACACACCTAACTCTATCTCTCATACAGGTTTATCGGATATAGGTACTAATACACACGCTCAGATAGACACTCATATATCTAATGCGTCTAACCCTCATTCGGTAACAGCTTCACAAGTAGGTAACACTTTACCTCAATGGAACGCTAATAGTATAGAGGGTAATTTAACAAACTTAGGAACATTAGGGGTAGGTCAAGATGGGTATTCTATAACATGGGATAATGCAACATCTAGATTTATAACTACGAGTGTAGATTCTATTTATAATAGTGACGGAGAGTTGTCAGGAAATAGAATTATTAGTGGAGGTGGAACAAAAAGCTTGTCTTTAGGAGATAATGTCTTAAATGAAAACCTTGGCTATATTAAAACTAATTCAACTCAAGGATTAGAGCAGTTTTCAAGTGTATTTCCGATTACAAGTGCAGGTTTAGAGGTAATTAAAAATCCTGCTAACTTTATAGCAAATGTAAAGTCAAGTGCAACTGATTATTCTCAATTTAGATTACAAAGTGATGAATTTATAGTAAATAGTTTTTTAGGTACTAATAACTATATGCACTCAAGTACTCCTGCTTTAAGTAGTACAATTATATCTGATGGAGGAGCAGGAACAAATTCAAGACTTTTGCTGTATGGCTCAGGTAGAGTTGATTTAGGTACAACAGGCTCAGTTGGAGCTTATATTACCTTAGATACTTCAAACACTTTTACAGATAGAAATACAACTCCAAAAGGACTTGAATATACTTTGGACTATTCTGCTAATTTTACAAACCGTTCTTTAGTTGATAAAGAATATGTTGATAATAATGCAGGAGGTGATTCAATCTATACGGCTGATGGTACATTGACAGGGAATAGAACGGTTGATTTAGACGGGAATGATTTAAGTTTTGAAGGAAATTCGGGGTTAAATATTGATAATACAGCAGTAAACAACAATAAAGCTTTACTATCTCTTTCTAAGGGAATGAGTAATTCTGAAACACGTTCAACATTTATAGAGGGTATTCAAAACGGTTCAACAAATAATTATTGGAAAATATACCAAAAAGGAAGTTCAAACTTTATGAACAACAACGGTATTGGGTTTTATAGAAATAATACCGCTAGTCAAGGAACTGAATACGGAATGACGGGAATAAGTGCGATTAATAGTGCTTTATATATTGCTAACTATACAGATTCAACACCTCGTATGACGCTATATGGTGGAACTACTAATGTTACGGGTAACGGATATTTGAAGTTTTGGGACTACAACGCATCGACTCAAAGAATACAAATAGCAAGAAGTGGAACGAATTTTATTAATCCCGACACGAGAACGGGTGGAGTTGCAGGGTTGATTGTAATGGGCGACACTTATGTAGGAACTGAAAAAATAAGCCTACAAGGTTCAACACTAATCAAAGGAAACGGAACTTCAACGGGTTCAACTTTAGCTTTATATAACAACGATACAACACCCGTTAAGACTTGGGATTTCTTGGATAATGGGAATGTAAATTTAGGGGTTGATAGTACGGTTGATTTAGATAGTAATAAATTAACTTTTGACGCGGGAAATTCTACAGATGGCGGTGTTGTTGTTGATGGTTCAAATTACACAGGGAATCAAGACCCTGTTTTTACTGTTTTAGGTCAGGTAAATAGTAGTTTTCGGATAAACGAAAAAGGTTTTATCACTAACAGCGAAATAGAAGATAATAACATTTTAAAATTAGAAACTTCTAATAATTCATTCAATTTAATTCACGAAGCTGGGATATTTAGTTCCAAAGCTTCGAGCTTCAAATTTATACACCCAACATTTACCACGAATTATGTAGAAATAGACGCAAGTAGAACACGTATGAAATTCTTTTTTTTAGGGAATGCCGTACACGATATAATGGCGGAATTTGATACTAACTTCTACCAAAGTGGTTTTTCCTCAAATAAATGGATTTCTTTTGGTTCTTCTTCAAGAATTTCAACCGAAGATATATCCTTACAAGGCGATACATTAATTGATGGCTCGTTGGATATGAACAACAACCGTATAACAAACACGATTGTTAATCCATCAGTTCAAGAAACAACTTCAACGGCAACTTTTACAATAAACGTAGATGAAGAAACAACGGGAGTTTTGACGGCTATTGCATTAGCTACGACAATAGCAAGTCCAACGGGAACACCCGTACAAAGTCAGAATTTAATATTTAGGTTTAAAGACAATGGTACTGCAAGAGCATTAACTTGGAACGCAATATTTAGAGCAATAGGAATAACTTTACCAACAACAACAACTGCAAACAAATTACTTTACGTAGGTTGTAAATACAATTCAACAGACACTAAATGGGATGTTGTTTCAGTACAAGAAGAAGCATAAAAAGTGGTAATAATAACTATTAAAAATTAAAAAAAAGTGATAACAATAATTAGTAAAATAGAGTTAGAGGGTGAGGACAACCTTAAATCATCAGATGTAGGATATACATCTGATGTTGATGTTATAAATGAAATAAACGAAGCCTATGACGCTTCATTAGGGTTGTTTTTAGGAGAAAATAGAACTAAACTTGAGTTAAACCTTGTAAGTGTAAGTTCTTTCTTTTCTGAAACTCCTTATGTAAACGAGGCAAGAACTCAGGTTGAAAACACAGAAGGCTTAGTTTTAATTGAGATAACTAACATAAATCAATTATAATGTCTGTACCTATTAAAGGAAATACTACAAGTAATAATTCAACTCCAGGTGGTAGTTTTAGAAATCAAGCACACACCCAAAATACGGGTAGTGGCGGATTAATAGTTGCTCAATTTTGTATGAGTAATAGTGTATCCTATTCAAGTGCTACTTATGGAGGATTTGCAATGACTCAGTTATATCAAATTAACAGAAGCGGATTAGGTCAAAGAATGGCTTTTTTTTATTTAGAAAATCCACCAACAGGAAGTAATACTTTAAGAGTTAATTTCAGTGGTTCACAATGGAATCCACTTAGTACGCACATAAGAAGCTTTACAAACTCAGGAGGTATTGGTAACTCATTAAGATCAGGAGGTTCTGCAACACCACATAACGCAAGTTTAACGGTTTCTGATGATAGCTTGATAATGATGACTTCATGTAGTATTAACGCTATTACAAGCCAACAAATACCAACAGGAACAAATCAATCATACAGCCAACATAACACCAATAGACAAGTTGCTACAGGTGCTATTTCATCAAATGCTGGTCATAGTGCAGGTAGTATTGCATTAAGAGCCACATCGACATTTGGTAATATATCATTAGATAGAACAGAAATATTAGGTGTATCTTCGCCAGTTAGTACGGGTAACGGAGATTTTTTCTTAGTGATGTAAAAATAATTTTAATATATTTATAAAATGGAAAGTACAAATTCAATTTATTACAAAGTAACAGGGAGTTTAACAAGCGACTTCGGAGAAACAATTACAAACCCTATTGTTAAAATAGATGTAAGTTCAACAGGTGCAGAAAGTGATGGTTTACTGAAGTGCGAATACAAAGTTTATTTTTCTGAACAAAGTTATTTAGATGGAAAATATTTTTTTAAATCATGGGATTTGGAAGAAAATAAAAGAATTGTAAACTTTAATTATCCAGTTATTGATGTTCCAACATGGGGATTTATGACGTATAAAGAATTACAGCGAAAAATAATTGCCGATCAATTTGGATGGACAATTGAAAACGTTGTTTTAGTAGAAGAAGCTTAATGTTAGGGTTTTTATTATTAATAATAGCACTAGTGTTATCAGTCATCCTGTTTCCTTTAGGTTGGTTGTATTCTTTATTTACTTTTAAATTAAGCATAAGAAGGTTAGGTAGTTATTTTAAAGCTATAGCTATATCCATAGATCAATTAGGAAATGTGGTAATGTCTAACCTTTTAGATGACACACTTATAAAAAAACATGGTTATAAGTTTGGAAATCCTGATGAAACTATTAGTATGGTGTTAGGGATAAACAAAAAGGATAAATCTTTAACTAAGTGGGGTGTTAGATTAGCAAACATCTTAAACAAGATAGAAGATAATCACGTAGAAAAAGCTATAGAGAAAAGATAATTTTATCTTGCTATATAATGTTTTTAGTTATAACTTAGATTAATTAATAATTAAAACTATATTTTATGTTAAGTAAAGAAGAAGTTAAAAACTTAGAAGCTATTTTCTCATTAGCTAGGATTCAAATCACCAACACTAGACCAGATCATAAAAACGATCTTATTCAATTGTTAAACTTTGAAACATCAATTTTGGAAAAGTTATCCGAAAAAGAACAAAAAGAAGATTCAGAACCATTAGAATACTAAAAAAAAGGAGAGCTTAGGTTCTCCTTTTTTTTGACATATTTTTCTTAAAATAATTTTTAACAGTAAAAATAACTTCGTTCAAAGATATTTTTTAACAGTGTTGATTTTTTTATTTATATTACGTTTAATATAAAAATACTATATTTATGACTGATATAACTATAAAAAAAAGCATAATGGATAACTCTATTTTTGGAATAATTTTTAATTCTATAGGATCTCTTTTTGGGTGGATAGTGATAGGAGAAAGTGTAGACTCTATAAGAGATAGTGTTCCAAGTCTAGATTATATTAAAATAATTGTAACTAATGCTTCTGAATCAGGAATAGATGTAACAAGCAAAGTAGCTGTTTTATCTCTAACAATTATGTCTTTAATTACATCTTCAATAACTATAGGTCAGTTTATTTATAAAGTATATAGTAATAAAAAAAAGTAACTAATTTATGTTATCTTTCGTTTAAAAACGATGAGAAATTTATATGTAAGAATTTGTAAAGTTTTAGCTGGGGTAATTTTATTTGCTTTGGCTATTTTAGCTTTTTACCTTAACGTAAATGTTTTAATTGATTTTTTTAAAAATGTAAAATAAAAAACTTAGTTGTATGGCAAGAAAGATAACAGAGAATTTTTCAGATGTAGAAGTGCTACCGAAAGAATATCATGGTAGAAAGTGGGAGATTTTTATAGATAAAAGAATAGTAGAAATAGCTCAAGAGCTTAGAAATGTATTTGGAGCTATTACTATTAATGATAAATCGATAGGGGGTAGCTATAACCTTTCAGGATGGAGACCATTTGATTGTAAGATAGGAGCTAAACATTCTTCTCATAAATTTGGAAGAGGATTAGATTTAAAGTTTAATACTAAAGGAGTAGATCCTATTTTAGTTCAGGATTATATTTTAAAAAATCAGGAACGGTTTATGAAGTTAGGATTAACAAGATTAGAGAATGCAGAAATAACTAAAACTTGGTTGCATATAGATTGTAGCTCAACAGGTTTAGATAAGGTATACGTTTTTAACCCGTAGATATGAATAAGTTTGTAAAGTTTTTAGGAAAAGCCAAAGGAGTGATTACTTCTAAGGGAGGAGATGTAGCTCAATTAGCGATTGCAGCAGCTACGGGAGATTTTAAAGGTGCTTTAAAGGAGGTTGGTGATATTTTAGGTGCTGACTTAACCGATGAGGGTAAAGCTCTTTCAGAAGAGTTTAAAATCAGTATTAAGGAGTTTGAGCTGGAACACGCTAAGATTGAAATGGCTGATAGAGACTCAGCTAGAGAAATGCAATCAGAAGCATTAAATCAAAATGATTTATTTTCTAAGCGTTTTATATACTACTTAGCTGCTTTTTGGAGTGTAGTAGGTGCTGCTTTTGTGTTACTAGTATTCTTTGTTGATATACCTGAAAAGAATCTTAGGTTAGTTGATACCCTTGAAGGGTTTGTGTTGAGTGGTGTTGTATCTACGATTATAGCTTTCTTTTATGGAGGGATGAACAATAAAGACTAATCATCCCCAAATATTTTATAATACCTCAAATAGTTATTCTGTTTGAGGTATTTTTTTTGTTCATCTGTTAGGTTGAACTTCCTGATCTGGTCAAGTGTTCCGAACTCGTAAATTTGGTGGCAGGGTAAGCAAATAATCTTAAAGTTATCAGGATCTAATCTTAACTTAGGTTCTTTACTCTTAGGGATGATATGAGAAAAGTAAGCAGGATTAGGATCATCTCCTAAATCTTTATCACAGTTCTGGCAATAATGCTTTTTCTTTTCACTCCATAATTTAAGATGTAATTCTCTTTCCCCTGTAGGTTTTTTCTTTTTATATTTTATTCTACCCATAGTGACACATTTAGTACATATTTCTCTTATGATCAGGATTAGACTTAAACTCTACCTCTGATAACACCTCTTCTACTTTTATGGTGTTAAGGAGTAAGTGTTTAAATCCATCATCTTCTTCCTTTACAGCTGTTGTAAATGTGTCGCACCGAGAAACTATGGTGTACTTAAAACCTTTATGAATAAACCTTCCGTATAATGGTACTCTTTGTACTTCCATTTTTTTTATTTGAATAAATGTGTAATCTTCGCTACTTGTCCGTACTCTTTAGAATGAATAAACCCCTCGACTGCTTTAGGTGCGTGTTGATATTGATTTCTATGATGCCATGAATCTGTTCCACTAGGCGACCTTAAGTACTCAACTGTAATGCCTGGGTAATCTGAAGATGTTAAGAATTTATACTTTTTGTTGTGATGTATATGGTGCAAGTAAATGTATCTGTATGTAGCTTTAGACCAATCCTCAGACTCTACAGCCATAGTTAAAGGTAATGTATCCATCTTCCCTCCATCACCGTGGCTTGTACCTATTAAAGAGCATCCGTACATAAAATATTTTCTATGAGCAATACTTACATCCCAAGTTATATTTTTACTTTTTCTAAACCAACAGAAAATAGAGTCAGCCAACATAAATCCTGACATATAATCATGGTTACTAGGATTGTGAACTATATGAACATCAGCAATCTGCATTAAAGAGCTAATTATTTCAATATACATATCCCTAGCTATGGTATAATTAGAGTGCCACATTCTGTCTGTGTCCTGCGGAGTACCTGAAGTAGTAGTTGATTTAGTGTTGTCTGTATGAAGAACATCGTTACCTATTACAAATAATATTTTATCGATATTGAATCCTTTTGATTTATCTAAGATACCTTGTACACCTTCTAATCCTCTTTGTACTGCTATTTCTGTATTGTACTGTTGACCTGATTCTGTTGCTTCTGCTAACTTACCTATATGTAAATCTGCTATATCTATTATTAGTAGATGACCTTCTTTGTTGTCCTTTCGTTTTATTTTACTAAATGTGGGACTATGCTTTTTTAGTTTACTAACGAATGAATCTCTCATATCGTCAAAACTAACTACTGTTTGTTTATTATTAATCTTTACTGAAACTTCCGAGCTTTTAATCCAAGCTGTAGACCAAGGCTGATCTTCGGGTACATTGAAATCCTTTAAAGTGTCTTCCACTATTGTGTTACCATTAAAAGGAGTGCCGTACTCTTGGAACTTTCTTCTAATATATCGAGAAGCAAATTCTACTCCTTTTTCTTTTTTAAGCCATTTTTGAATTTTAATTGAGTTATAACCTTGATTCTTTAGTTCTAGTAATTCAGGGTAGTAGTCTTTGAATACAGCCATTTAAGCTTATAGTTTTAGTTTTCTACACTAATATAACAATAAATGTGCAACCCTATAAAAGATTGCACATTTTGTATTATTTATAATTCTTAATATTAACTCTAAACGTACTTTTATATTCTTCTTTTTTAGCGTCCCAGAATTTTTTACTTAAGACTCTACCATTACTACCTTCATCTCCAAACTCTATCGTTGAGTCGTATCTAGTAGAAGATAGTAGCTTGTTTTTAATACCATCTTGCTCTGCTTTAAGATCTTTTATAGTATCATTGATAACTTTGTATCTAACAGCTTTATCCCATTCATCTTGAGTACCTAACCTAGAAGCATCTTCTAAAGTCTCTTTATATCTAGATGTATACCATTCTTTATAAGATTCATTTGCTGAAGGTTCAGGTTCTAATTCGTAAATCTTACGATCGAGTTCTGAAATTAATAGTTTTAAATCTTCTCCTTGGTCTGAATTTTGTTGAGCTGATGACATTGAAGCTAATTTATCTTCTAATGGTTTTAACTCAGCGTAAATAGGTCGAGCCTCTTGTACACGTTTCCAAAAATCATAAGACTTAACAATTAAATCTTGACAAATATCAAAGTCCATTTCAAAAGGAGTAACCTTAGAATCAAACCCTCCCGTTAAACTAGCAATTTCCGCATAAGTAGTATTTGTAACTAGCATTTGTTGATGAAGCTGAAATACGTATCTGACTGGTATACCTCCGTTATATTTCTGAGCAGCAAAATAACTTATGTTCTTAACTTCTATGGAAAAGTCAAAGTTTATAACTTCTCCTGTAAAGGGGCTTTTCTGACCTCCTAAGGCAAGATAATCTAAAGAAGCTGATAAGTGTGGATAATCTAAATTAATTGCGTAACAAGGTATCTCTGCCTTTTGTCTTACTTTCTTACCTGAAGACCAAATCTCTGCCCATCCATCATCTGTACCATCGTTAAAATCCCATAAGTCAGCGATACCAGATTCAAAGTGAGAGCCTGCTGTCATAAACTTGGAATATACTTTAGGTGTACTCATTCCTATTTTTTCCCAAAACATCTTAACAGGGTCTCCATATTCATCATGGTCTGTTAATGTAGCTATACTGGAAGCTCCTATTGTATAATATCTAAATGTATACCAATCTTCATTATTAGCTCCTGATTTTGTAAACTGAGGAATAAAGAATCCCCATACGCCTTCCTTAATAGGTTTAGCATATTTTTTGTATTCTTCTAAATGTGCGATTTCTGGTGGTAACTCGTAAGTTCCAATATCTTTTTTATTAAGATCGAAATCTAATGGTTTTAGCTTCTTCATAATATTGTTAAAAAATAGGGGCATCGACCACCTCCCCTGTGTATAATAAAAAGTCTTCTTTAATTGTAATTTATTTAAAAAGGCAAATCGTCCTCTTCTTCTTCTTCTTCTTGAGAAGCTACTACTGGTGCAACAAAAGGCTCAGGAGTATAAGTTCCTTCCATTTGTGCGTCCATACTTTCAGCTACACCACCATCTAATACGTTGGTAGATAGAGGTTTTAAACTAGCGCACATTTCCATCAACTTAACATTTAAGTCAAAGAAATCTCTTTCAATTGTACCATTCTTCTTTTTAGTAACTTCAATAAGCTCTTTCTGCTCATCCATACTTAAAGCCCATCTAGGTTTCTTATCTCCGTTTACATCTAAGTAAACAGCAGGATAATCTTTCCCCTCGTAAGTTCTAGTAGCTAAAGAAATACTAATCATACCTAATTCAGGTACAGAACATAATGTGTTCATAATACTTCTACAAGTCATACTTAAAGAAGATTCAATCACATAGTCTACTCCTTGATCAGCAATAGTTAGATTCATTCTTTTAGTAGTAACACCATCATAAGTGTTGTCTTGAAAAGAAATAGATTTGAAGTACCCACTTACAAATGTTTCTTCTTGTGTGCAAACGTACTTACCTGTACTTGCATCTTTCGTGTAAATTTTAAACACTGGTTTATCCTTAGTGTTTAATTTTAAATACGTCCTTGGATTGTTATCTCTTCCTAGTCCCATAATATATAATTGTTTATTGATTACTTAATTAAAATGGAGGTGCGTCTTCAGTGCTTTCTTCTTCTAAATGTGCGTCCTCCTCTGTTGTTCTTGATCTTTTAAAAACTGAGCCTTTATTAAAGTCATGATACTCTTGAGATGAATTATTATCCTCTGGTTCTTCGTTGTTATCTTCGTAAACTTGTTCTTGGATTGTTGGTTCAATTACTTCTATAGATTGCTCACCTAAGATAGTCTTTTTGAACCATCCTCGCAAGGGAGATTCGTTTTTTGAGTCATAAAAACTAAAGAAATCTCTATATTTCCCTCTACCCATGTTTAAGAGTACAGGATTAGCTAAAGTTGTTTCCATTCCCCCAGTGTGTTTAGATTTAACTTTTTTAACTGCTATCTGAGTTTGGTTTCTTAATTCTTCTACAAACTTATATCTGTGTACTAATAGTAAATGTGTCGCTTTGTTCTCCCAAACTACTCCATCTGCTAAATCTGCTGCATTTAAAGGAGCTGGATTATCTTTTAAATCTCCTGACTGATGAACTCTCCTAGCTGACTCCGTATTAGAGTGCATACCAACGTAAAGAGACATATCTTTAGCTTTACACCATTTTTGTAATCTAGTCGTCACCTGAAGCGTATATTGGTAAGTATTAAGCTTACGATCTACTTCTGTATAGTCTAGTTTTAAAGCATTCCATGGGTCTATAAAAAGTATATCAAACTTACCTTTTTGCTTCTCTATTTTATCAGCCATATTAATAACATCTAAATACGACAGCATATCTTCAGTCTCTATAAAGGCAAATTGCTTATCTAGGTAAGCTAAACCTAAATCTCTGTGTGCTTTAGGTATGTCTTTTACTCTCTCTCCGTATAAAAACTCAAGTATAAAAACTTTTAATTCCCAAGCTGGGTTTTCAGTAGAATATATTATTACTTTTTTACCATGCAATGCGTTAGCTAGTGCAAACAAAAAACAAGCAATAGTTGTCTTACCTAAACCTGCTGTTCCTCCTATAATATCAAAAGCTTGAGGTTTAAATCTATAATGGTTATCTAAGTCATCATATCCCGTTGATAAACCCATAGGTATTTTACCCGTTGCAAAATCATCAATAAAAGAGTTAACGTCTGATCCTACTAAAAACTCATGTGTATCATTAAACTCTACGGGTTCATCTACTCTTTTAAATTTAGACTCTGGTTTTCTACCGTAATTTAATTCTGAAAGCTCTCTAGCTGCTTGCTTAAAATCTCCACCACATTCTAATATTGTGTAGATAGAAAAAGGATTGTAAGATTTATCTGAGTCAAAAATACTTGATGTACTAAACACTCTCAATAAATTATACTTAGTATCAAAGTTACCTGAAACAGGAGATTTACTTCCTGGTCTTTTAACTGGGTACTTACTTCCTTGTTGTGTTTTTATAGTCCACCCATGTTTAGTCATTACCGACTGCCAATCCCCCCTAGAATTAAAATCCTCCCAAGGTGTTAATCCTGAAGAAGCATAAGAAACTTGAGGGTTTTCCATAAAAACAGGAGGCATAGTATCATCAAACATTCTACAGCAAGAAAATATAGTATCTCTTTCTGCTTTTGTAATAGTAGGTATTTCAGATAATGATCCTTGTATTATATTATACCCCTCAGTTGGTACTGTTACGATATACCCAGACTCTCCTCTAGTTTCTAGTAATACAACTTTCTTCTCTCCTTCTTTTTGTTCCTTTTTAGTAGCATCTCTAGAGGCTAGTTTTACATTACCACATATCTTCTCACATTTATAAATAAGATGATATCCTCCGTTTATAGTTTCTGCTACCGTAAGTTTTTTATATAAACCTTTAGAGAATAATTCCATCTTAGATTTAAGCTGATCTATTAGATGACCTTCTTCTTCTATGTATATCTCATTCTTTTGATCTACGTCTATAACTTCTAAGTTTCCACTAACTTCTCCGCATACTAATCCTAAAGATTCGAATAGATGTGCATTCTCCTCTATATTTATAAAGTCTTTTTGATATCTCTTCCAAGAGTTAATATTAGGTCGTTTATCTTTTTTAAGGGGAACAATAGAAAGTTTTTTAGCTATAAATCCTTTAAGTATTTTTTTATCTATCATATTTTCTAATTGTGCAATGATTAAAAAAGAGGCAATCTTAAGATTAACCTCCTTTAGTATTCTCCGACTGCTAATCTAAATCAAATAATTGTATATACAAAGATAAATTAGAATTAAAATAATTTATCTGCTTCTTTTTTTAAAAAATCTAGTTCTGATACATCGATTTCTTCTTCCTTATTTAATTTATCTACCAACCCTGTCATCAGGGCGCACATTTTTATATACTCAATAGAAAGGGTTCTTACTTCCTCTACGTATCTTAATCTAAACTCTGCGTTGGTTTTATACTTCTTGTATTCTGTAGGGTCTGTAGGAGTAAATGTGCTATTCTCTACAACTCCTAAAGTTTTAAGCTTTTTCTCTGTTTGGTCTACCAGGTAGTCAGATCCTTTCTTAATCTTTTTTAACGTGTTCATATTTTATATTCGTTAAGTTGTGTTAAATTTCTAACAGTATTGTAACTGCCATTCTCGTACCTCGAACGTGCGCACAAGCGCAGTTACAAGGGTGTTATAGCCAATTAGCCTTGTTCGTAATCGCAACTTGTGAACTCATCTAAAATGGTATCATAAATAATTACATAATCAGCAGTAGTACTTCGGTTGCAACTTTCGTTTGCATCATTAAAATCGTAACCAAAAAAGAAAACTATTTTTTTAGTATCATAATCACATTCTTCAGGCATTATTTCAAAGTCCTTGTGTGCGTGTTGTTTAAATTGCAATATTCTTTCAAAGTGGTCTGCTTGTATTCTTTCTGCAATTAATATTTCTTCTTGTTCATTGTATAGGTCTAAAAATAGTTTCCCAAAATCAATGTAATTATTTATTTGTGCTTCCATAATGGTCTGCGTTTATTTAAATAACTGGCTATAACAACGTGTATAGTTAAAAAGCCAATTAAGGTTAGTAATTATTTTAAAGTTGGTTGCTATGGCTTTCAAACCATACACAAACCGTTATAAATCATTTAAAATTTGTTTAGTAGTTGGCTTTTTCTGCTTTGAACAGTACTCCCTCTTATTACATACTGGGCACTTTTTTCCACCTTCAGCGATTTCGCAATCACAAGTAGTACACCAGTGTTGCTTGCGTTTATACTTCCCTTTCATCTATTCAAATTTTAAACAATTCATAACATCAATTTAAAAACAATTAAAACAGTTTTAACTTGTAGCATTAGCATTAATACTAAACTTTTATTTTAAATAAATACTCTTGGGTATCATCCTTAAATATTTTCAATGTATATCCTCCTATTTTTATCTCTTTGGAAAAGTCACTCTCTTTGGATACATAAAAAGTATCGGTAATAAGTAGGTATAAATCTTTTCCTACAAAAACTTCTGCTTTTTTCTTATACTTTATCTTGTCTAATTCTTTTACAATAGATATTAATATCTCCTTCATTCTGTTTAGTTTTATTCATTAACAATCCGTACTAATGCTAACTAGTATTAATAACAACTAACGCAGTTATTACACTTATCATTATAAACAATTAAATATTATTACGCTTTTCTGCATTTTGAGCAATTACATATAAACTTTCTAAATCTACCGCAACCCTTTGCGTATATATACCCTTCTTTTATTAACTCATCATAATCCCCGTTAACCTTCCATTTTTCAAGTGTTTTAGGGTTGGTTATACGTAAAGTAACCACACAAGGCTTTTCCCATTGTTCCATAATATTTAACTACTTATAACAGGATATTATTTTATGAATAACAAACCCCTTCTCTGATTGTTTTTTGCGAAACTTACTATAAGCAGCCTCCTTTGTTCCTGCTTTTATCTTGTCTTTAAGCGTGTAGATTAAATACGGTACAGTTTGATTAGTTTTATCTTTAACAGATGCTTTAAATATAAATTCATACATATTCTAAAAGTTTATAACACAGTATAAAAACTATTGTATTTGCTTTTTACAATCCATACATTTATTATAGTCTAATTCTATTCTTGCTCTTTCGTGTCTTAATAGTTCACAATCACATTTTATAATATCATCTGAAACAACATTATTTTTAACGTGTTCAACAACTATATCAATCGCAACACCTATATCTCTAGGTTTTAACATTGGTTCTGAGTCTTCTCCTCTTCTCCATCTGTTGTGAGTTTCTAATATTCCGATTGCTTGTTTTATGTCCATAATTAATTACTTACCTAAAACTTGTTTATTGATAAACTCTTTTAGTTCTGATGTCGCACAATTAGTCATAAAATCTGCTAAGTCAGGATACTTACCTTCAGGATCGTAATTCTTAAGCTTACCTACAAGAGTAATCCTAGTAACACCCATCTTTTTTAAAGACTCAGACATTTTCTTTAATCCGTCAACACTTCTATCGTCAGTTATAAAGTCTAAACTAATAGACTTTACTCCTTTCTTAGCTTTAGCTACAGTGTTAGCTCCTTTCTCTATGATTTCTTTCTTCTCTACTACTTTCTTTTTAGATTTAGCGTTAATTACTTCCTCTTCGGATGCAAAGTTATTGGTGTTAGACACTCCTAGAGATTTTAATGCTCTACCTATAGACGAGGTTTCAGCGTTTTCTAACCAACTTGTTCCGTTTATAGTACCAAAACCTTCTCGTTCACTTGCGTGACCTGTAGCTACTGTTAAACCCTCTTGGTTTATTATTCTACACATAAAGTCTGCCTGGTATTTCTTCTCAGGGGTAAGTGTGTGAGATAATAACTCTGTAATTATACTGTGATTTGGGTAGTCTCTTTTGAATATAATAATTCTTTCTGCTACTGTGTCGTAGTCTTTTAGTCCTTCTTTTTTCATTATTTATGTTTAAATGTATTATTAAAAATTATCCCAACACCAAATTGGCGTTTTATCACCAACATACGAACCGCTTACGTTATATGTAAAATGCTCCATAGAGTCTGTGTAACTCATTTCTAACATAAGAATATCTAAGCATTTAGAAACAGAGTATATTAACCTCATTTCTGTTTCGTCTACACCTATTATCGCATCGTCAAACCCATCAGCTTTTAAGAACTGTTCTTCATGGTAATGTTCGATTATATCGTTTATCATTTAGTTTATTTACCTTTTAAATATATAGTATACAGTATTTCTGTAATCACCCATGTTACAAATATTAAAACAACAACATCCATAAGTTATATACGGTATTTTTCTTTAACTGAAATTCTTATTAATTCTGAAACTGAAACTGATTTTTTAGCAGCAATAATTTTTAGTTTATTAATAATTTCTTTTTCTACTCTGAATAAATATCTGGTATCTTTCTTAGCCATTTTGTAATTTTTTAACTTGTTCAGGAGTTGCCCTGTAAACATCTCCACTTTTTAGTTGTTTAATAAATGACCTTAAATCTAAAAGATCTTGTATTTCTAATGATGCCATTTCCGAGAATATATCTTGATATACTTCTTGGATTCCAACAATTAAGTTTATGTCAGATTCTTTTTTACATAACTCATCCTCTACAGGAACTACTTTTTTCTCTAAAGCTTCAAAGAATCTATTGCCATGGAATTTAATTTCTTTAGACCATAAGGCTGTGTCTTTTAAATCTTCTACGTTTTCTAGTAATATTATACCATTACACATAAAAGATGTAGCTAACGACTTGTAATTATCTATTTTATTCATTTCTTTAAAATTAAGAATTAATAACTACTACCATACCTATTCATACCGCCTAAATTAGGTGATGAAATTTTGTTTTCCATGACTGTACCGCATTTTGGACACTTCACTTCCGCTTGGTAGTTCTTTACTAATACGTCTTTTAATTCTTCTTTACATTTTGGGCATTTTTTATCAAAAAAAGGCATTGGCTATAAGTATTTAATGTTAATAATAATATCATGAGGAGCGAAATCTTTACCTCCAAAATAAGGAAATAAATTCACCCCAAAAAGGTATTTCTTTTCTGTAGTTAACTTTATAGATGACCTCACATTTATGTTAATAGACTGTATGTGGGATACGCTTCTTTTGCCTTTCTCGTATTCATAAAGAAATAAATCAATCTTATCAGAATAAGGATTATACTTCCAACCTATACGAGAACTGTTATAATGTATAAAAATAGAGCCGAAACCAAATAATTTATTAATTTGTTCTGACAATTGAATACCACCATTGTATCTACAGCTATCATTAAATAAAACAGAAACTTTTTGTTCTTTTTTATTTATGAAAAACTTTAATCTATAACCCGAATAGTGATTACCTTTTTTAATTTTAAAATCTCCTGATCTTAATTTAAACATCCAAAACAAAAAAGGAGATAAAATCATTACTAATACCGCAATAGAGAAAAACAATACAAAATACCATATTGTTATTTCTTCAAGTATTTCTGACGGTTTAATATAAGACAAAATTATAAACCCCATACCTATTGCTATTAAGGAGTATATTGCTATTGTTTTTTTCATATTTATTTTTTTTAGTAAATACAAACTTAAATATAATATTTGTATTGACAAAGTGTTAATTATAATCTTCCATGTCATCTATTAGTTCATTTACTAAGATATCAAGCATAACCTCAATATTTACTGAATTAAAGCCGAATGATTCTCCATCGTAAAAAACTTCAAAAGTGACATAATTATTACCTAGTTCAAATTTAGATCTTTCTTCCATTTATAGAATTTCCTTTTAATTTACGGATATTTTTGTTTACATTTTTAAGTTTTAACAAATTATCGTCTGTTGGATTTTCTAAATGTACTGAACTATACTCTTCTAGTTTTTGTTTTAATTGTCTCATTTGCTCCTCCCTAGTTATAACGCAATTAAGATAGTCTCTTATCGCTTTTAAAGAACCTACTCCTGATAAAGAGAACTTCTTACCAGGAATAAGTCCTCTTCTGTCATAAGACTCCCCTATTAAGAAAGTAATTATATCGTAAGATTCGTTACAAGTTATAACTGCGTTTCCTTCTTCATCTAATATAAGTGTCCTATCCATAGTTATTTATTATAAGCCTTAATATACCACTCGCCTTTTAGTTTTCTTCTCTTAAGAACCCCCCCTTGAGCTTGTCTTTTTACTGTTGATAATTTCTTACCGAAAACTTCAGCGTAATCTTCTATAGGATAGTAAATCCCATCTGGGAACGTAACTCTATCTAGCATATTTTTGTTCTTTTCTTTTTTCTTGACTTAATGATATTTTACCATACAATTCAGGTGATAACTTCATAACCGCCACCTTTAAGCTATATACATCTAAGTATTCAAAAAACATATTATTTAGAGCAGACCATGTTACCCCTCCTTCTATAACTTTGTCTATAGTTTCTTTATCCTGATTATAAACCTTACTAGCTAAAGATGACCTGTGCCTTTTAACCATACTATACATATTAGGGTGTGATTTTTTTAATCTATACTTAAAAGAATCACAATTAGAATATTGAAAGTATTTATCATTTAAATCAGAGTATGAAAAACCTGATGATATATCATCCATCATTTCCTCTATGTTTTTATCAATTTTACTATCAAATCTTGTTTTAACTTGTTGAGATTTACTAACTATTAATACATCTTTTACTTTAATACTACTTAAATCTTCTCCTGTTATTTTTTCTTTTATTTCTAAAAAATGATTGGTAAGCGATTTACCATTTAACATTCTAGAATCCATCATGTGTAATCCAGATACATAGCCTCTTAAATAGTGTAGGTAAGTGGTTCTATGTTTTTTAGTTAACTGTAAAGCTTTTGTAAAGTAAATAGAGTTTTTTGGGTTTTTGCTTTGATCTATAACTAAATAAAAAAACACAACCATTGGAATTATATCTTCTGACTTTTTTGACCTTGGGATAAGAGTGTTTATTTCAAAATAATCCATTACTGAATTACTTATCAAATGTATTAATGGGTCTTGCTGAAGAGATAATATCTTTGCTTTTTTTAAATCATAACCTTGTTTTAAAAAGTTAACTATAGAGTCTAAATCTTTATCTGAGTAAATTTTTTCTTTGATTTGTTTTTTCATTTTGTATTGGCTAATATGTTTTCAGTTCTTACTGCTATATAATCTACTTTTTCTATTTTAATAGTGTAGATTGCTTGCTCTCTTACGGCAAATGTGTCACCTGGTGCGTATCCTTCTTTAATAAGCTGTCTAGATAAGTGCGTAGACTGTAATATATCCTCTCTCTTCTTTTGTTTTAAATGTTCGGGTATAATTATCGTAGAACTTTGATGAATCTGCTCAACAGGCTTAAAAAGATTCCAATCAAAAGTTGGTATTATTTCTCCATCTACAATCTGACATATAATATTAGAAGTAATAGATCCAACCATATCTCTAGGATAAGAAAGGTGGTATTCATCCTCTCCAGCTAATCTATCTTCGTTAACTGCTAAGTGATGTAAGTAAACCGTACATCCTTCTATTAATTCATCTAATGTCATACCAGCTTTGGTTGCTTTTCTACCTAAAGCTAATGGTTTTTGTATAAGTTTACCTTTAAAAGGAATATACTCATCACCTTCAGGAATATAATCTTTATCTAATCTGTTGTAGATATTACCTAAATCTAAAGTTTTAATTCCATCTGCTGTTTTTATTTCAGTTGTAAGGTTTTGATCTTTTTTAATCTCTACCCTCATAAAGTCTTTTATGTATTTCATTTTTTTTTATTTTATATATTTTATGGGTCTTAATTAAATTTTCTAACAGTATTGTAACTGCCATTCTCGTACCTCGAACGTGCGCACAAGCGCAGTTACAAGGGTGTTATAGTTAATTATTCCTCTCTTTGGTAATCGTCAACTTTTAAACTTAAATCACTTCCCTTTTTAATTTGCTTTAGTATCGTTGTAATTTCATAAAGAAGCTCTTGCCCTTTATCTGTTAGCTCGTTATTCCTATTTAAAAAGCTTAACCTTTCTTTTTCACTTTCTAATCTTTTATACTTCATTGTTTAAAGTTTATTAATCCAGTCTTTAACTGTTTTAATTAATGTATTTACAAATGGTTTTTCTGTTGGTATTCCATAATCTCGTTCTGGGTAATCCATAACATCAAGACTTAAATCATCTATTAGATTAAATATTTCATCATCTGGTATCTGTTTAAGCTTTGCTTGGTGGTATTTACACATAGCTTCCGCTATACTTGGATGGTTACGGACTAACATGCCTGTGCAATCGTAAAGTATCTGGTCTAACAGTGGCGCTTCATAAAATTCTTTATCTCTCATTTTACTTGGTTTAAATTTTATCTTATTTATAAATTATTAGTTTACTTATTCATAGTATTTTAAACTAACTATAACACAAAAGTAAAAAGCAATAAACAGCTTTTACTTTACTCGTTATGTACAATGTTCACTTAAATTTTCGCATATTAAATCATTCGGCAAGAAGTCTACACAGAAATATGAACTACTAAACGTAATTTTATTGTTTGGTTTTCCGTAAGGATTATTAAACTTTATCCTTTTATCAAACATTAGTAATTGCATTTGTTTATTTGCTTCCATAAAAACTTTTTTTGAGTAAGCGTCATTCAACCACGCATTAGTCATTATTAAAGCAAAAGGTTTATTAAAACTTAACGCTCTTTCAAAGAATTGTCGCTTCCCTTTAAATGGTGGGTTACTTACTATGCAATCCCAATCTTCTTTAGGCTCATAATCAAAAAAGTTTTGCCCAGTGCTTATATGAGAATGTATTACTTTATTAGTCTTACTTATCATTTTAACAAATGCAGAATCAGCTTCGTCAAAAGGACACCAAACAACAAAATTACTTGGTATGTATTTTAAAATAGGCTTTACACCATATTTAGGAGTATATGCTTCATCGTTTCCTGTTTTATTATAAAGTATTTTTTGGCTATCAATTTGTTTGTTTTGCCTCATTACGTTATTGTACATTTGTTGGGTTCTGTCTTCATTCATAGTTTATTGCTTTTTAACCGTTCACACAGTACATAACAACATGTATAATCCATTGCTATTTTCTGCTTTTTCAAAGGCTTGTTATTATTAATTTATTTAGTTTTTAATCCGATAATTTCTGTCTGTTAAAACGCAACATATCATACACAAACCGTTAGCATTAATTAGAAAACTTCACAATATAATTTTGTTTGTAAAAAGCTAAATCTCTTGAGTGGTAAAAACCATCAAAGTGATTCATATTTCTACTTCCATCTATATTGTAAAATTTAACTATTCCTGTAAATGTTGATATTACTGCTATCGGTTTATTTTTCTTATTCATATTGTTTATTTTAAAATTAACTAATGCTAACAAAGTATATAAGTAATGGCTAAAGCATACCTAAGAGCTGAACCTTCGGGTCTTTCGGGGTTACTCGTTTGTATGCGGTACTGTTAACCCTTATTCCCGCCACTACTTATATACAAACCATTATGCGTAACTATATTTTGCCACTAATTAGCGTTTAGTGGCTATTTATAGAATTACTAACTTTTACCAAAAAAGTATTCTGTGACACAATTTTTACAACAAAAATGTAGCTCTCGACCGCCGTTATATTCTAAACCTTTGTTATCGGGAATATCATTTTTAATAATAGCATTTTTAAAAGTTACCCACTCTTTTGGGTATTCAAATCCATCGTATGTTTCTTTACTTGAATCTGTTTCTATATTACAGTTATCACAAAAATATCTTTTCATAACTTTTCTATTTCTTGTTTTACTTCACGCCAGTTATTACTGTATTCGTTGGTGGTAATACCTCAATTAATGGTAACTTACTTTTTGTAAATTTTCTGAATCTCTTAAAAGGATATCGTATTCTTTTTTACTTATAGTTATATCGGTACTACAACCAACATCGGTTAAAGTTAATGCTTTACTTCTTATTTTATGAATAGCATCAGTTATAAGTATTTTATCTTTGTTGTTTAATTCCGTAGCATCAAGCATATTCATTGCTTTATTAGCTAATTGTATTATTTCGTCCATTTTTATTAAATTTATTTATTATTAAATCAGCACTAACCTTAACCGCAATACGTTATAAACTACTTAATAATATTCTTTCAGCTACAAACGTGCAGCCTCTTCTAAAACCTATGTACTTTCCTGATGAGAATCTTTTTTCTAATTCTGAAGAATCTTTCTTAAACCCTTCTTCCATCCGAGCAGCTTCATCAACATCTTTTTTAGATGGTAAAAAGTTTATAACATCACCTAAAGCACTATTATTAACTTTCTTTAGTTCTTCTTTCCAACTTTTTGCCCATAAATCAACATTTGTTATTGTGGCTTTGTTATCTGTTGAATTTTTTTCAATAGTTGAAATTAAATCCTGTAAAATTTCTTTAGCTGTCATCTTCATCTCTTTAAATCATTAATAACATTGTTTAGTTGTAACATTATAGGCACATACCAAGTACCTTCTTAATCAAACTTTCTGCGTGTTTTAATGCTTCTGCGTATAATTCTAATTCCTTTTCATCTGAACACCGCAGCATTCTAACTGCAAGTTCTTTTTTGTATTCCAATATGTGCTGTAAACTATCGGTTGTCTTTTCAATATCCATAAATGCTGCTATGTGCAAATCATTAAATGGCTCTATTCTAATCGTTGCCTTTTCAGCAGATTCAGCAGTACGTGCCATAACATTTTGTATAGCACGTTGCTGTAGTGTTTTTAATCTTATATCATACATAATTCAAAGTTTTGTGTTATCAATTTAAGTTAGCGAGGCAACGTGTCATACAATAGCCGTTATAAGTAATAAAAAACTAAAGTTGTTTAAACTTTTGACATTTTTCACATTTATATAAATCAAACCCACCGAATCCACCTGTTTTATCTGGTTGTAACTTATAGCTATGTTTGCAAGTCTGTTGCTTGCAAATTTTCTTTATCCATAAAATTAAATCTCCTATCATAATCCGTTTTTTAAAACTTATAACATTATTTAAAAATCATTAAAACGTTTTTTACATTTAGCATTATAAAAAGACTACTGCACATTTAGGATTAAACAACCTTTAATATCAGGAGGAGTAAAAGAATTAGGTTTAGATATTTTACCATTACTATCCTTTACTACTTTACCATTGTGTAGCTTACTCATATTAGATCGGTGTATCTCGTCCATAATACGCTCTAAGCTATCACCATCTAAACCATGTTTGTACGCTGTCCCTATAACTAAATAAAGCATATCACCGATAGCATCTGCTATTTCTATAGGGTCTTTATCTATACAAGCTAATCTGTATTCATCTATCTCCTCTTGTATCATATCAAACTCTAGTTCGTATTCGGTTATACATCCAAATGTGTCCCTTTTAGATATATTAAAACAGTTGTTAAACTCTTTTCTTTGATTAAACAACTTTTTCATACTTTTCTTTTAATTCGTTCTTAGTTAATTTTTCAATCTTTCCGCTTGGATGTATTATCTCATATACATCTCCTGATTCAATAACTTTTACAACTGAGGGTTTTGTTCTGTAGAATTGTGTTTTCATTTTTCTAAATGTGTTATGTTTATTTTTATCCATTCCTTAATACACGATTCACAACAGGTAAACTTTTTTTCAGGCTTACCACATATCTCACATTTACCAGGGAATAAGCTTAATTGTCTTTTATAAGAATTGTTCGTAGATTTCATCGTTGTAAATCCTATGTACTTTTGATACGTTCATCTTAACAACTCTAGCTATGGTTCTAAAGGATGTTTGAAGCTCAGAATCGTTATCCTTCATTCTGTATATTTGCTTAACTACTTCCATTTCTTTTAGATTAGGTATTAAGTCTTTATCTTTTCTTGTAAATCCGTAAGGAGTCTTACCTGAGTAAACCTTAAGGTTTTGTTTTCTGTGTTGTAATGATTTTTTTACTCTATCTCTAATTGTGTGACGCTCTAACTCTGCAAAAGCTAACATCATAGTCACCATCATTCTTCCTAAAGGCGTAGATGAGTCTAAAGTTTCACCTGACATATCAATCACTGAGAAATCTATATTGTTAGCGTTAAAGTCGTTTAAAACAGTTAACCCATCCACTACTGATCTAGTCATTCTGTCTAATTTGTAAACAACAATGTTATCTATTTCTTTATTGTCTAAACATTTTTTTAAGCGTGAACCTGCTGGTCTATCGAACAATCTAACACCTCCTGATACATTAGAGTCTATGAAAACATCAACTACTTCGTAACCTTTCATATTGCAATAAGTAAGGCATTTTTCAGACTGCATTAATTCTGAGTTTTCCTGATTACCAGTTGAAACTCTTATATATATAGCCGTTTTTTTCATAGTTTTACTAAGTTAAATTATTTATTTTGTATTGACAAGTTTATTTATCAAACCGACACATTAAAACGTGTCATAACGTTCTATAATAGCAATCCTACGGACAGCCTATTATTTCAACGTTATAAATAATTAAATTTTCCAGAATGGTGCTTGAAATGATAATAAGATTCCTTAAGATATTCAACCATCTCATCGTAATTAGTATTGAAGAATATTTTATCTTCCTTATCTATATCATTTCCTAGTTGTGCATTGTGGTCTATAATCCACATTCTTTGCTTTTCGTTATCTGTCATTTTGTAAAATTTAAAAGTTTATAACAATATTTAATAGCAATATTTACTTGGGGCACGGTTTATTTCCTGTCGCTTTTCTATACCGTAATTCTATGCTTAATGTACAATCCACATAGTGCAACATTCCCCCAGTAAATACAGCCTATTACATTTAACATTATATGCAACTATTTTTCAGTAGATTTTATAGCACTTGATAAGTGTTCAAAATTACCTCCATCGTTGTTTTCTTCACCGTTAACTTTTTCTACGGTATACAACCTATCATTATAATGGTTTTGTTCATAAACCTCTAAATCATCTCCGTTAGAGTTTTTAATACTAATTGTTCTGTACGATACGTTTTTATTCTTTCCCATTGTAATTTAATTTAGTACGCTGTTAAAAGTGGTCGCAGCATATAACACCACCTAAAAATAATTTCGTTCCTCAACTCTTTTTAGCCAAAACGTTAAAAAGGTTTTACAAAATCAACTAAACAGAATTAAAGCGAAGTTCAGCCAAAACGTTTATAATTTTTAATTTTGGCGTTAAAACCGTCACTAATTTATAATATAATTGGGACAAAACATTACTATAAACAGAATACTAATGTTTATAATTTATCCAAAAATATACAAAAGAAGTAAGTTTTTAATTTAACATTTAATCTAAAGTGTCATTTTTTATAATATAATCACACTTTCCTTTTTTTATTCCTTTTTTATAAGGAGTCCAATTCATATAAGAATCCCCAAAAGGTTCAGGTTTTCTAGTGTATCTTAAGCAATTAAATTTTAAGTTACAATTAACTGCTAAACACTTTGCTTCTTTTAGATTTTTCATTTTTTTTATTTTAAATGTGAGAATTTACTTTTTTGTTTAAACTTAACAAAAATTCATAGTTATATTATTTAGATTAATTCATCTATTTAACTGTTGGACAAAAATGTTAGTAGTCTAGGGTGAAACCCTACTTCTAAAACTTAATCCCCAAACAATACTTAGCCAAGAAAGAAGAATATCTAAGATCTAACTTAAATAAGAACTTAGAACAGAAATCCTCTCCTCCTCCATAAATGGAATCAGATATTAATTCTCCTGTATCCTCGCTCCTTTTCAAAAAACAAACCTTGTTATACAATTTCTTGTATATGTTCCCTTTCTTATGAAATATTGTAGGGTCATCGTAAGCTCTTCTAAGCTCCGCTGCTCTCATTTCGTTACCACTGCATACTTTACCAGCTCTTTTTTGGTCAGAGATAATATTTTGCATAGATAACGACTTAAGAGTACGAGAAGCTTCCATAGCTGAACAACCCCATAATTCTGAACACTTTTCTCTTGATGCTGTAACATCCATACTTCTTAAAAAACTCGAATGCGATTTTAATTGTTCCTCATTATTAAGAATCATGGCTTTCATGCCTCTGACTCCTAAAGATTTGAAATATTTCACCTGTTCCTTGCTTGCGTTTTTTAATACTTTGTATTCCTGAGATTTAATATGTTCTTTTAATGATTGAGATCTTAATAAATCTTTAATAGTAAAGACTTTATTAGATGCGAATTTTATTTTTTTTGGTGAATTTTCATTATAATCACACCCAACTGTTAAACAAATCTTTCTTAAAGATCTTAAATAGATATTATCACCTATTACATCTATCCATCCTAAAGATTTAAGAGCTTGTATTCTTCTTTTAACTGTTTTTAATGATAGTTGTGCTTCAAATGAAAAATTAAATAGGTCATAATCTTTTATACAACCACTTTTTTCTAAAGTCTTAAGATAACCATAGAACTCAAATTCTTTCACCTTCTTACTCGTTAGGATAGCATTTGCTAAACCAGGAGTTAAAGTTATTTGTGTATGTGATAGAAATTTGTTATTTTGCACCTGTATTTAATTTAAGCGATTACAATATACGAAAAAATCCCTAACCTTCAAACTTAATTCTTAAGTGGTTAGGGATTTTTATTTCTACCCCCTATTAATTACCTTATCATCGCACATTTCAACGCTAAATTCACATTGAAACACTCTACCAAGGTTAGTTAGTCTAGAATCACCGTTAGGATTAAACTCTTTCAGCTCTCTACTAAGTTTAGGAATTTTTAATAATCCTAAGTGTGTGAAGTGATATGTTTTTACAGTATGCATCATGATTCTAATTCTTCAATTTCAGCCTTTAATCTTTTAAGCCGTTCAAGTTTTAATTTCTTTTTCTCTTCAACAACTAACGGGTTAATTAAACCCCAGATCTTTGTTACTTCTTCTTCGTTGTTAAACGTTAAGTACTTACCAAGTAAATCACCAATATTATCAACTTTTAAGCTCCATTTTTCATTAGCTATCCAAAGATCAAGAATATGCTTATCTATTTCCACAGTAGCTCTAAACTCATCAGCCTTAATAAATTTAAAGTCCCCTTCTAGTAGTTTTCCTTTAAAGTACTCTGCTACTTCTTTTATTTTTTTTTCCATATTATAAGTGTGTGATTATCTGTGTTTTAAACATTTAGTAACTCCAGAAGAGTTGAAGTAAATTTCTTCAGCTTTATGTATATCCTCTCTAAAACTATCCCTCCCTGGTCTAGTTTTAAAATCCCATACGTTAATATCTAAATATCTTTTATTTTCAGCAGCAGGAAGCAAATCCCTCCTTGTTAAGTGTATTATTTTCTTCATGGCTTATTGGTTTTAAAAGGCTGAGGAATATCAGGAATCCTAGTCCATTCAGCGTAGTTTCTATTAGCTATTTCCCATATAGTACCGTCATTACATAAAGCGGTAGTTATGTATTCACATTGTGTTGTTAACGATTCATCTACCCTTATGGTGGATATCTGTATTACTTGTCTTATGTTTTCCATATTCTAAATGTGTTATGGTTAAGAGAATATTTTTATTATAAGAAATACAAAAAGCATAAAGTAAACACAACCATGAAATACAGTTCTGTTAAATGCTTTAATTCTTTCTATTTGTATTTTATCTTGCAGAGTTCCGATAGCTTCTTCTTTACTTTCTAGTAAGTCTGCTGCTTTCTTACCTACATCTATAGCTTTTTGGGAAGTATCGTTTGAATCTTTAAGTAAGTCTTGTAAGTCGCTGTTAAATTCCTTTTCAGTTTTTAAATCGTGACTTAAACCTAAGTATTTTAAATTTAAAGTTTCAAGTTTTTCTTTAAGTTGTCTTATGGTTTCTTGAGAGTTCATTAGCTTAGTGTTTTATGGTTAAATATTAATTGTTCTAATCTTTCTATGTTTAATTTAAGCTCACTAATTGTTTTAGTTTTAATGGCAAGATTACTGTTTTCAAATATTTTTCTTGCGGTAGTTTTTATTTTTAAACTTTGTATCTCTATTAAAGATTTTGATTCCTCTGTAGTTATTATCATCTTTTGTTTTTTACCATTATTAGTATTAATATAATTTAATTGGTATCAGAAGCAGTATCATGGTTTTAGTATAAATTCCGAAAGCTTACACATTTTGTCTTTCATCACTTTGTATTGTGTAGAGTCATCTATATATTCGCATTGAAAGCTATTAATATTAAGAACACCTTGTTCTGTAATTTCAGCACAACAACTGGAGTTATCTGTATCTATAGATATTGCATTGTTATCCCATACTCTAATTCTATAATCTTCTTTAATCATATTTTTATCTTTTAGGTAAAATTAGCAATATATAACATGATGTCCATGTAATAATTGGAATAAATGGATTCTCAAAGTACCAACCAAAAGGTATGGCTGCAAAACATATCCAAAAAAACATTTTGCAAAATATATTTATAACTGTATTCATATTACATTTCTAATAAACCGAATCCAAAATTAACTTCAAATTTAAACCTTTCACATTTAAAAGGAATACTATTTGGAGCTTTAAATCCAAAATGTAGAGTAATAATTTCTCCGTCCATAATATAAGCATACCCTTTACCTGAATAGTATTTTTCAGGAGTTCCACCAGGAAGGCTAAATGCTGACCCATGTAGATCAGTTATCGGGTTAATTGTAAAGTATTCAACTTGCTCTGATCTTTCTGCAAGCTGCCATTCTGTTGCTTTGTCAAGCTGTTTAATCCAGCCTTCAGTTAAACTTTTCATTCTACGTTTAGCGTCACTATAATTTTTAGAGGACACAAGCACAGGGTTAACAGAGAACACACCCTTAGAACGTATTAAAATGCCTTGTTGATACATATTATTAGTATCAGATTCTATATCAAAATAGTCTTGTGTTAAATTTTTAACTGTATTTCCTCTTAAGTAGTATTGAAATGTATTTTCCATGATTGAATTATTTAATTGTTTAATTTATTATTCTGTTTCAATGCAAGCGAATGAAACGCTTGCTAATATTAATAGTGACACAATTACCCAAGTAGAAATCTTTATGTTAATCATTAAAGGAAGAACATGAAAGATAAATATTAAAGTAGGTAAGAAGAGCCAAAACATTATTTTTTTCATAATTATGTAAGATTTAAAAGTTTTTCTTCATCAGTATAATAAGAGAACATTTCCATCCAAGTATCAGACACATTACTATAAATTAAAAAATTAACCTGAACCATAGCATCAGGATTAATTGAGGATATTAAATCCCCTATTTCTTTTATTTTATATTTAGCAACTGCATCTCCGTATTCAACGTCAATTGTTGTTCTTACTGATTTTTTACCACTTTCTTTTACTCTGATTTCTATTGATTTTTGCATGATTTTACACCTATTTCTAGGATTTTATTTAGGGTTTAATAAAAAGCATATAACGCTACCTATATGCAAAACTCCTTTACTCTACGTTCAGCACATAGCCAAACCGTTATATGCAATTAAAGACTCTTGTTCAACTCTAATAATTCAACACAAGTTTCTTCATAATCAGGAGAGTCAATTCCGATATAATAATTTGTTGAATTTGAAGTTAAAATATACTCATCAGTCCAACTCATAAGTTCTTTTAAATCTTGTTTCATCAATTCTTTATTTCTACTCGCTTGGCTAATCCATCCAATTAATTCATTAATAAAAGATTCTCTGTGAATTATTGAAAATTCGTGTAATTCTTCATCTCTTATCTTATCATTAAGTTTAGTGCCATTAATCCTATCTTCTGTCAATATAAATTTCTGCTTTTCCATTTTAATTTATTTTTAATCTATTAATAAAAAGCATATAACACTAGCTATATGCCATACTCGTTCCTCGTTCAGCACATAGCCAAACCGTTAGTAAATATATTCCCATTCACCAATATTATAAGCTTCATTTATAATATATTCGTCACTTATATTATTATGTGGATCTACACCTCTATCTCTTAGAGATTTAATCATTTTTTCAAAAGTTGTAATATTTCCTAAATATTTTATCATAATTTTACACCTATTTCTAGGATTTTATTTAGTGTTTAATTGTTATTAAATTTCCGTTCCATTCTTTATCGTTTAGATACCAAACTCCTTTCCGTTGGGATATTTGTACACCATTAAGTCCGTTTAATCTTTCTTTTGTAGTGTTACTTTTCCATCCAGCGTTGGTAATCTTTAAAACTTTCTTACGTTTGGTTTTATGTATTTCTGCAATTTTGTTGTCGTGTAAGTAAAGCTCTGCCTATACTGGTAATCCTTTTTCAGTACCTAGTATTTTTACTTTCATGTTGCTTTTATTAAAAGGTGTTAAACTTTCAAAAGCTTTGATTTATTCTTCTGTAATTTTTCTCATGATTGATTGTTTTAAAGGTTTTACATTTAGATTAAAGAAGTTTTATTAAACCTCTGCATTGTATCTTTTATAAAGCTTTTAGGTGCTCTTTGCCAATTAGTAATAGCGTTACCATCTATCAATTGTCGTTGATAGAAGTGGTGACATTTAGACATTTTAAACTGAACAGTTTTATACTTATTGTACTTACACTGTATTGTGATTATATTTCCCATAGTTGCACATTTAGATTAATTCATAACTAACATAAGTATCAGTTATAGTTTCGTAAAGATTATTATAAGTGTATTCTTCATTTTCTAATATAAAGTCTAACACAGATCCAAAGTTATGTTCTAAGTGTGATTCTGACTTTATGTTATTCATCCACGTTTCAGCGTTATTTGAATGAGACGATATAAAACCATCACGAGATGAATACGTTTCTTTTATATGTTTTTCAAAGGCTGACCAGTTACTTTTAATGTAGTCTATTACCTTGTTGTATTCGTGTTGTGTTATTTCATACTCACAATTGATACTATCATTTGTAAAGTTGTAATATTTAGGACTAACTAGTTTTTGAAATTTAACTTTAACATCAAAGCCTATTTCTTCTAGTATTTCTTCTATTCCTGAGCAACATTCCTGAGACATACCGTTATGATAGTCATCATAATGCCATGTAAAGTCATCATAGTTGTAGTCAGTGTCATTTTCCTCATTGTATGAGTCTATTTCGTATTCCTCACTGTGTGATTCAAATATTGTGTTGTAAAATCCAGGAAATAGGGGTAGGTAAGATTCGATTGATTTTTTCATTTTATTAGATTTTAGTATTAATTACTGCACATTTAGATTAATTCTCCTTCACTAGTAAACTCATAGTCATTACACTCTATAGCTTCTTCTATAGCTTCTCTAGAAGTATAGTACTCGTGTACTTGTTCTAAGGAACGGTGTATCTTGTTACATATATTCTCGTAGTGTTCTCTTATTTCTTCTAAGATATCTTCTAAGATGTCACCTATTCTAGAATAGGTTTTACCGTACCAATCATTAGTCATTTCGGCATCTAGGTTATCTGAATAGCTTTTTGAGTGGTAGTAGTGTCCCTGATGAGTAAAGCTGCCGTATATATTTATGTGACCGTTTTTAATTAGCTTAATAACTCTATACCAGTCTTTTTGATATTCTTTATTATTGTAGCCAGGAGTTATAAAGTGTAGTATATCTTTGTTTGGAGATCCTTCGAACATAGCACCATCGCCCTGTGACCAAAATCCTGAGAAGTATATTTTATTAATATCAAATCCCGTTTCATCTTCCATATACATTTCGTATACACTATCCCACCATTCGTAATCGGTGTATGTATGTCGGTTTTTTTCTATTACTTTTTCTTGTACTTCTTCACTAAGTTCCTCGAACTTGTAAACTTTTGTTTCTATTGTTCTCATTTTATTAAATTTTAGTATTAATTACTTAATGTGATAGGTTTCGTTATAATCTTTATACTTTTCATCTCTTAAGTACTGGTTAATTGCTTTCTTAATTTTAGAGATGTTTTTACCGTAAAAACTAGGATTAGCATAAGCTGAAGCTAGGTATTCATTTTTATTTAAATTTATACCAAAACCTTTATACGTTTGATATTCTACTTTCATAATATTAGGGTTTTATATTATATTTCCGTCTTCGTCTATTTTATTTCCATCATAATCTCTTACACCGTTTCTAAAATCATTAAATTCGTTGATTAATTGAATTGGTGTCTTGTTATCGTTAAGAGATTCATTGCGATAATTTGACCAATTTGCAAGTGATCGTATAAATTCTATTCCTTCAAGATTTTTTTTGTATTGACTAACTTTTTTCATAATCTTACACCTATTTCTAGGATTTTATTTAGGGTTGCACATTTAGTATTAGGCTCTCATTACCATATTAAGAGGTATGTCATAACCATTAGGGTCAATAATAGGTTCAGATTCCTTGTATCCTTCTTCATCAGGCTCTGAGTCTTCATCTATTATGTATTCTATTTCTAGCCAATCACTTATTCTAGGGTTATCACTTCCCCATGCGTCTCTTACTCTTGCTGAGTCTCCGCAATCACTTAGTTCTATTTCGTAACCTCCTGTATTTGAAATAGTATATCCGCCATGAACCTTAAAACTTTTGTGTTTTTCGTATTCATTAATAGCAAGTTCTAAACATTCATTAAAGTTTTCTACATTTTCTTGAAACTTTTTTATTTTTAAGTCTTTGCTATTTGTTAGGTCGAATATGTATTGATTCCAGTCACCAGTTATTTCAAGTTCATCAAACATAGTTTCTGCATGGTTTCTGTCTTCCCATACGTCAAACCATATTTTTAGATTGTTTTCTGTCTCTATTTGTACGCTTGAAACTATTCCAGCGGTTTCTAATTCTATTTTAATTACTTTCATAATTTTACACCTATTTCTAGGATTTTATTTAGGGTTTGCAGTTTTAAACTAATTCTATTTTAGGGGTAATTGTGTAGTCTGTAACCCCCCATCTTACTTCACATGAAACGTTGTATCCTCTTTTTTCTATTGCAGATACTATTTCATTTTTATAATTCCATACATCTTGATTCCAATTAGGATCAGAACAAGTTGACATTTTAGTGCTGCCATTTTTATCTGCGTACTTACATTCATTATTAATAACATCTGTTAATCTTTCTTTTAATTCTTTCATAATTTTACACCTATTTCTAGGATTTTATTTAGTGTTGAAATTCTCCTATATAAAAATTACCGTTTTCAAAACTAGGCTCGTATTCTTTGTGGTCTGCTAACATATCATCAGTTTCAAAAAAGTCAGAAGAGCAAGCTAGTTTTAAGTCATGACATACGCATATAATTGGATACTCATCACCTGCAATTGGATGTTCAACAAAAGATATGTTTTGCCCCTTAGAGTTTACAAAACTTTCATATTCACTTGGGTTGTGATTCATTAATTTATTATAATTTAGCATTTTTTTACACCTATTTCTAGGATTTTATTTAGGGTTGCACATTTAGATTAATTCACTTACACATATTCTCCTAGTAGAGGTATGAAATGAGTTGTCGTCTTCTAGGTATTGATTAAGGAACACATCTTTACTATCAGGAGACATTTCATTAAATAAATCTCTCACTTGTTGACGTTGCCCGTTTATAAGGGATTCAACAATATATTCAAAGTATTGAGATGGGTATTCCCATCCGTACTCTCTTGCCAAGTCTTCTGCGTGTTTAGTCTTCATTTCGTTCGTTTTTAGCGTGGTTTGTAATATTAGTAAGGTTAGCTTCTAAAATCTCAATAGCTTCGTTGTACTTCGCTTTAAATACACTCATAGCGTGATCTTTTATTACTTCTTTGTTTATGTTTGGCTCATTACAGTGTATCTCTAATAATAGTTGTTCAAAGGTGTAATTTTCCATCAGGTTTCGAGACTTCTCATAACCGCTTTTTAAATCTATATTATTCCAGTCCATTTTAATTGGGGGTTTAGATCGTGCGACATTGCACATTTAGTATTAGTATAATTTTTAAAGTTCGTAAACAGTTTCCCATGAATGTCTATTCAATCGTCCTGCGTATTCAATTAATATTCCTCCTCCGTTACAATCTAGTGTTTTCCATAGTTTAAACCTTTCGGAGTCATGGTCGTACTTTTCGATTAGCATATCACCTGAATGACATTGTTCTATGTATTCCATTCCGTCTTCGTCTGCGTCAATTACATCATTGATATTAGCATCGAAATACTTTTGTAATTCTTCTTGAGTAAATTCCATTTTAATTGGGGTTTTAGTTTGTGCAACATTGCACATTTATGAATAATAAACTTTTATTATTTTTTGAATAAGACTGTTTGCTTGATTCATAACCGCAGTAGTTTCTTCACCTGCTAGATATAGTTCTTTAGTTTTTTCAAACTCTCCTTCTAAACACATAGGCTTATAGTCGGGGTCTTGTGTGTTTTTTATTATCTTAAGGGAGCACCCTAGGTTTAAAGCTGTGTTGCAATTGTCCTCAATAAGGATTCGCATTATTTGCTCACCTTTGTCTCTAAGTATTTCGGTGTATTCATCAGATTTTAAATATTCTTTTCTAGCTTTTTCTATTTTTGCTATTTCAATATCAAAATCTGACTTGCTTAATTTTTGTAATTCTTCAAAAGTTTTCATAATACTGGGGGTTTTAGGTGTGCAACATTGCACATTTAGAATAATTCACATGTCATTAATAACACAAAGGACACTGCAAGAGTGTAAAGAGTTACTGCAATACATTTGTCTATTATTTTTTCTGTTTTTTCTAAATTCATTTTAATGGGGGTTTTAGTAGTTTTTATTAATCCACTGAATAATAGCTTTTTTATTTTCACTGTCGAATTGATGCCATAATCTTAAAAATGCCATCGTACCATCCTCTAATTTTACCGCTAATTGGTGAAATTTTTCAGCTAAATGGTCTGGGTAACTTGTTGATATTAAACACTCAGGAGCGTATATGTCCCGTTCTGAATTATCAATGCAAAATAATTTTAATTTGTAATTTGATGCGTAAAGCATGAATTTTTCTACTTGTTCCATTTTAACGGGGGTTTAGTTTGTGCAACGTTGCACATTTAGTATAGAACCATTAAAGGATTTGCACCTTTATACACTATGTGAGAATAGAGCAGTAACTATACATGGCTTTTTAATTTAACACAGTGGCACATTTAGTATAATGCCACCGTATCAAATAACATTATTAATAAGCTATAATAAGAAACAAGAAACACGCAAAAAAATTGGTTATTAATTACGGTTCAAATTTCCTTTCTACTTATTAATTAAGTCTCAAACATTTCACTTTTTTTGTTGGTCGCTCTTGTATTGAATTTACTAACCTTGTCAAGATACATTACTGCATAGGGTGTTTAATTCAAAACTTAAGCGCAAAAAATTGCACACGTTTAAATTTTTGTCAGGATGTCAAATAACTAAAAAATAGAACGGGCTAAAGGATTCGAACCTTTAAAACTTTGCGACCGTGCGCCCGTTAAAAATAAAATTATAATGTGAAGTCTTCGAATATGTCTTTAACGTTATAACCCGTTAATAAGTCTTTAATTTCGTTAAAAAAACGACCTTTAGCCTTATTCAAATCTTGTTTACTGCCTTGCTTATAATTGTACGCTTTTACCGTTCCCTTTTCTTCTGTAGTAAGTATAATTTTGCGCGAATTGTTCCATGTCAAAATAATTTCCAAAGGTTTACTTATTTGAATAGGGTTAAAAGGTCGTAGTCCATCACTTTTACGCTTTTTTTCTCTTTCTACGAGAGCGTAAGTACCGTTAACAATAGCTAACAAAGACTGTTTTTGGTTAAATTTATTTGTTGTTTTAAAGTCCCAAATTTTAAGGTCAATTTTTTGGTCGCTTGTTAATTTGTCGGTCGAAAGTTCTTTTTTAGTTGTTACAACTTTTTGACTTTGTCTGATTACGACACGTAAAGAGTTTTCTTTTTTCGGGGTTACTGCTTTAATAGTTTTCATAATAATTAAATTTATGGCTTAAGCCTTATTTTTGGACAATATTGTCCTATAGATGCCGTGTGGCATATTACTAATAAAGAACGTCTGAATGCTAAGTTAAGATAAAACAAACGTATATACAAAATAAAAAGTAAAATAAAACGAAAATAAATTATAAGTAACTGATAATGAGACAAATAAATTTTATTAAAAATACTACTAATTTAAAAAATTAGGTAAAAATATTAATTACTGCACATTTAGAAAGGATAAAAGAAAGTTTAACAACTAAAGAAAGGACAAAGGAAAGGATATATAAAAAATGATCCTTTTAATATGTACACCGTTAAAACATCATAAACGGGGTAAGGGAAAAATACAGACCACCGCACAATTAGAAAAGTAAAACAATAAGAACAAACAATATAAAGGAAAGAACAAAGGATAAAGCAAAGGGATGGACTAAAAATATATAAGGGGTTAAGGTTATACAATAAAGATACCAGCACGCAACAAATAAAAAACAAGCCTTTAACCTTTAAATTCCCTACGTTATGAACGGCGCTTGTTCGTTCGCTATCATTAGAAACAGAACGCTTAAAAACTTAATTATCAAGTAGTTAGCACTAAAAACAAACATAAAAAAAATAGTTAGGCAGGTACTAAGCAAGCGAGAGAACGACCCCACCCCCCTAAAGTTTTTGGACTTCCCAGATCAACATTACCCCGCCTAAAAATCCTAATAACCCCACTCAAACCCCCACACAGACTACCTCTAGAAATAATTTTAAAAAATTTTTTAAAAATTTCAAAACCTAAAACATATAACTCCAACTTTTAAAAACCCCAAAACCTCTGTCCTTCAATACTTTAGACTATTACACAACTCGATATGTAAAAAAACCAATCCCTATATATAGGAAGTATAAAATTAAGAAAGTTTTAAAAAAGGAAGTTCCCATCAGGATATTTTTTAATAAAAAGATTAGGAATTATAAGAAATAAAGAATTACATTTGCACAGCTAGGTGTGCATATAGTAAGAATCTGCGATAAGGGAGACGACAATATGATAGAAAAAGACATAATAAAGGTGTTAAGTAAAGTTAGGAAGGAGAAGAAGATTACTTTTATAGAAGCTTCTGAATCTTTGGGATTACATAGAAATAGTTTAAGTAGGTTAGAATCAGGAAAGGTTAATAATGTTCGGTATGAGTTTATCGAGAGGTATGCTGAATTACTGGGATATGATTTAATATTGATACACAGGTTAAAATAAATGTTATGACAAAAGAGCAAAAACTTTTAATTGAATACAGTTCATTAATAGGATACACCGATGGAATGTTAAGCACATTAATTGATCATTGGGATTTACCTGAAGAGTTAATAGTTAGACTAAAGGCTTCGTTAACAACGGTAAGGAATCATGGAGGTAAGTTGGATGATTATTTTAAGGGTGTATGAGTATAACAGAAGAAGGCTATCAGTTTTGCCACACCTGTAATAATGATACGCTACATACTCCTAAGTTAGGATTAGTGTTACAGGGAGAAAGATTGTGTACTGAATGTAGGACATCTAATAAATATAAAGATTTGTACACTGATTTATCCAAACAAAAGGATTAACTTTATAAAAACATTAACAGCGTAACGGAATTAAAATCCCCACTGCTTATTTGGGGGATTTAAATAAGACATACCTTATGGTTTTATTGACAAGCTGGACTTGATTGTTATACGTCAGTAAAACTTTAAAAAAGCCTACCGTTTTAAATCATTATGGCAAGGATGTAAAAGCAGATTAAATTAGGTTAAGTGTGATATCGTAAGGCTGATCCACTTTTAGAAGAACGATACTTATTTTTTACACAACCGCTAGACTCTAGAAAACCTAGCGGTTTTACTTTTACATTATGGATAGTATAGAAATATTAATAGCGGAAAGAACTTTAACTGCACACTTCGAATTATCATCTTGCCCTGGGGATTATTGGACACCACCTGATTTTTACTTTAGCGTTAATTCCATAGAGGATAGCTCAGGTTCGGATATCATAGCTGTCGTACAAAGGTATTGTGATATAGTCAATATTGATCTAGAATATTTAGTATTGGAAGAGATAAAAGAGCAGAGTGATGATTGGGGATGTTAAACATTAAAGATAATGCGATTGTAATTGATTGTTTGCGATTTGCGAATTAAAAACCAGCTTTAGAATTAAAATTAAACCCCATGCCTCTCTTTGATGCACACTTGGGGTTTGTTTCTTTAGAAAATCCTTGTATATATACTAAAGAATTTCTATTTTAGGAGACATGGACGATAGATATGTATCAGACTATGAAAAAATACGTCATTATGACGAGCATGGTCAACGTGTAATTTGGAAAGCGCAAAAGAACGATCTTTATGTAGAAGATTTAGGAAATCAACATTTAGTTTCAGTCTGGAACTATGTTAACGGTAAAAACCCCTTAGAACCTAAGTTAAAATATATCGGGGCAGAAATAAAATTCAGAGGACTTCAAGACAAGATAAATGAGTAAAGATTTAGAGAAACTTAAGAAGGATAGGGATGAGTTTTGGAGAAATACGGAAATTGATGAGATATTTGGTATTCCTCAAGATTATATTGAAAACTCAATTACATATAGGTTAATGTGCGATCAAATAGAAAACTATGAAGAAATTGAGCTTATGCGAGACAATTCTAGACGAGAGTAAATTTTTAGAATCTCACAAGCAAAGAATATTAAACGGAAGCGGAAGAAAGAGGAATATATATCCTTTTATTTCAAGACTAGAGCGTTACGCTTTAGATAATGAAAAGATGTTATGCAATAAGTGTTATGAAGTCTACGGAAAAGAAGAAAAAGGAAATCATAAGTGTAGGTAAGAATACTGAAGATTATTTTCCTCAAATAGAGTTAGAGGATTTACAGTCTATGGAGGAGTTGTACTTCCTTTGGTATCTATGTGATTTAAAAGATGCTGGGTACGTGGAAGATGCCTGGTATGAGGATGACACATTTACTCTAGGAAAGGGATACGAGAAAGAGTATAAGGTTGTAATGAAAACTAAGACTAAGATTAAATCAGAGACAGTTGTTAAGCCAACAGTTTATACTCCTGACTTTAAGATTAAGTGGACAGATAAAGCTGTAGGTGTTTTTTACATGGATTACGTAGCAGAAGAAAGGATTACTTATAGCAGTAAACCTGTTTTTAGTTTAGGTATGGATTTAACAAGTTATATTGAGGTTAAACCAGATTTTGATTTTAACAATATGACTAGGTATGCTAAAATAAAGATTAATTGGTTGTTTCAGCAAACAGGTGTTTTTACAAACCTTGTAAAAGTTCCAACTATTTTTAAAAATACGTTTACTCCTAATAGGTATATTCTTACGGATAATAATAAAAGAACTAGACAAATTAAGTTTAAGATAAAAACAATTCAGGAGTTTGCTGATACAAAGATTTGATTATAATTGTTTGTTTGTGATTAGGATAGGGACTTTAAGCTCTATCCTTTTTTTATGATTAAAAATATATTAATTAAAAATATGTATATTAGTATTATGGACAGAGAAGTAGTTGATGACATCTTTCAGTTAACTGTTTTCAATAAGGTTATTGGAGAGGGTTCAGGTTTTGTATGGAAGCTTGGCAATACTTATAGGGTTAATCAAAAACGATTTATTTGTTCTAAAATAATGAGGGATGATAATTCCTTTTACTTTACAGGAGTTGCTTGCTGGGCTATATATCTGAAATGTCCTAATACCGATGAGGAGTTCAGACACATGGATTACGAGAATGCCGCTGTAGAGATTAAAAGAAATGCCCCTAAACACTTAATATAAAAAAATTAATAAGATCTTCTTTTCAATTTTCATAATGTGTTTAACCCTGTATTCTAAAGATTACGGGGTTTTTTATTATATTAGTGTAAATTAAAATTAAAATGAAAAGACCAAAAATTATAGATTCAAAAGCCTCAAGGTATGCGGATTACCTTGAAGGAAAGTTAAAAGATTTTTCGTTAGAGTCTCAAAAAGTAAAAACTTATTTATCGTTAAAGAACTTTGTAGAGCAATCTAGTAAGTTGCTTATGAATTTTAAAGTTTCAGACGATGAGGACAACCTTTCAGATAAAGATGATAAAGCTTTGGATAGGGGTTTAAAGTTTGGTAAAGAGATAGATGACTTACAAACGTTATTAGATAAGATGTATGTGGGGATTGGAGAGTTACCAGAGGATAAAGGTAAGCAAGAGGCAGCAGGAGCTTACGAGGAATCAATGAGAAAGCTTAAAAAATCATAATGGCTACTCTTTCTAAAAGAGCAATGAAGCCCTCTGGGTTTCAGCGAACTCACCAGGTTAAACTTGGTGATGTAGTGGAGTTTGAATATGAACTACCTCAACCCCCTAAGAATTATAAAGATATAGCGAATTGGAATTTACCTATAAACAAACAGAGGTGGGTTATACCAGTTGAAATACTTTCTCAGTCTGAATACGAAGAATTAGACACTGATGAAGCTGCGGATTATTTGGTTCAAATTATGGATTGGAGGATTAATGGTTATTGGTTTTATAATCATGGTAATATTGAGTATTTAACAGGAGATCATTTCTTCTATTTAGCATTTTGGAGAATTGATGGGGTTATTCCTTACTGGAAAGATTCTGACTCTACTTTTTTTTATATTGAACGTTATTGTCAGTTAAAAAAGAATTGTTACGGGTGGATGCAAGTTACTAACCGTAGAGATGGTAAAACAGGTAAAGCTACTTCTATTATATACAATAGAATTACTTTAAACTATAATGCCAACGGAGGTATAACGTCTAAAAAATTAAAAG